CCCAACGTGCGTGTCCTCCTTATCAAAAGTTCCCACATTTCGTGGGTTTTCGTAGTGGTCAACTACTTTATCTGAATATGCCATTATAGTTCTCCAATATACTATTAACTATTTCCTCAGATTGAAACGTGTCCCATTTCTTTCTGTTTTCTTCACCTGTTATAAATCTTAAATTACATAGATGTCCTATAATCATAGGATCAATTTTAAGTTCATATCCCTGTTTAAAAGGTATGATATGATCCAATTGAATATCTGTTTTCCTTTTGCCAGTAACTGGCATTAGATTTTGCTCTCTAAGTCTATATAGAGTCCGGCGTGTTGCTTTATTACATTCTCTCTTGTATTTAACTAACTCATCATTTATTTGTTTTTTAGGTCGTTGAACGTTTAATTTTCCTTCCCAATTTGGATTTGATGAACCAGTCCATTTTTCTTTTTGTCTTGGATTATCTTTCCCCTTGTTCCATCCATGACCCTTTTTAAGACCTTCTGTGTTTAATTTAGACTTTTGGTCAGGTGTCATTTTTATACCCTTGTTCCAAGGTATATTGCCTACTCGATTTATCGGGTTTTTGCAAGGAGTTGAACAAAACTCTAAAAATCTAGGTTTAGTTATAAACCCAATTCCACAATGCGAGCAACATATTAATAAGCCATATTTATTTTTCATATAACTATTTATCTAGGTGCGCCCGTTTGTGAGGATTATCAATCCTTTTTGAACATAGTCAAAATCTTTGTTTGAATGTTCTTTGCAAACTGAGGTTGAGGGAAATTCCAACCAATAAAAGCACCTAGTGCTAACCAAAATAATGTTTCTAACATGATATATACTCCTTGTATGTATTGTATTTAGTATGCTTCAGCTTCTTCGTCTACTACTATCCAACCTAACTTTAACAAATCTTCTCGTATTTCATCAGTTACACAACTTTCTGGTACAAACTTTTTACTTTGTATATATGCTTCTTGCAGTTCCTTAGTAAGGGCACGAAATTCATCATCATCTAGTATCTTGGCATCCCTGATACCACTGCAGTACCAGTCAATGTAATCACCCTTGCCTTGCATATCAGCAATAATACCGCCGGCGTGTCTCCAACTACAACTCCAACGTTTCTCAGTTAGTATGGGCCACACATCATTTTTAATAAAATCATTGTTACACATTGAGGCATACAAATGTTGTGCATAAACATCGTCTAATTTAGCTTTGTCTACGATCCATTGAGTACTACGAAGGTCATACTCCATGTTGTCTTTTTGCCAGTCGGGATCTACGATATTAGCTTCATCTTGTTCTTGCCAAGTTTTATACATTTGAATATAGTCGGGATTAGGCTCTTCACCTTTTTCTTCACAACGTTTAATATAACCTTCTTTTTGAAAAGTATTTCTATCTGGACTACTACTTATCATCTTCTACCTCTATCCAAGTGTGGTCACCTAACCATTTAACTTTGCAAATATATTCATAGTCAATCGGCTTACCAGCAGACCAATCATTAGGTCCATGAATACTTAATCTTGTAAACTGTTTACGTATATCAAAGAGTAACCAATATATGTTACCATTTGATAATTGAAAATCATATTTAGCGGCGTGAACCATATCAGTCAAATCAAGTCTATGTTTAATCTGTTCAGCTTGCTTTTGTAATACTTCAACCAGTTCCATGATTCTATCATACTCTTGTTTGGCATGTAAACGTGCTACATTAAGCATAATGTCTTTATGTTTTTCTACTGGTACTAAATCAAATTTAGGTCCTGAACTTTCAGTAGCATATGGTGTTACGTTGCGATTAAAGAAATGTATCAACGATCCGGAACTAGTAGAATCATAACTACTGACACCGTTAGCTGAATTTGGTTTTTCAATCATTGTATATTATATCTTATTTTCATTAGAAGCTACAGTCTTTTGGGAATTTTTTGTCTTCTTATTTTTACTGTAAAAGATATGATTACCGATCTTAGCTACTTGCTTATATGGCCATAATGGATCCACTTGCAAGTTATGAAAAAACAATGCTGTTTTTGGCAGTACATCTATATAAGCATCATATGCTAATACTTCATATGCAACACGTTCAGCTTGTTTATATGTTGGGTTGTTTTGATTAGGTTCCCCTTTACCTTCACAAACCCAACTAAACTGACATAGTTTTACTTTTTGTATTTCATCGTCAACTAACCTATCTATCATATTTGATTGATATATAACTGCACAAGGGTTCTTTTCAAAACCGTATGCTATTCTATTCATCACTACCCGTGCTACTGCCGCTTGCCCAATCAACGGTTCACCACCTGCTTCATAGAATATATTTTTAGCTAAACATTTTAATTGTTTTGGATCTACTAATTTAGCAACAACTTCAACAACTTTTTCTTCTTGTTTTTCCTTAGCCAAATTTATATTAGTTGATCCTGCAGTTAATAGACCCATACACAATACTATTATAGTTAGTATTTTTTGAGGGAGGTTGAATTTCCATAAAAACATAATGTTTCCTTTCTGCTTATTACTAAGCAATATGGTATTAAATGTTATCCCAACAATCGCAATTACAACGAATTACTTCATCAATTGCTTCTTGTACAGGATAAGTTGCGGGTAATAATATATCAGAAGTATATATTACTGAAAGTTCAGGACTTATTAAGTTCTGATAACGTGAACCAGCAAAGCTGCCTGGTTCATTTGCTTGACCGGTATCTATTGCAACACCGTCACTATAATAAAGTTCAGTAGTTGGGTCATAATAACCATATGGATCAGGAGATCCAATGTCAGTTATTAATGTTGCCGGTGCACTACCTGCCAATGTACCGTTTGCAATTAACTCTGATTGTTGATTTTTAGTTAATGTATTATCTATGTTGTTATCTAATGGAATACCAGCTTCTTGTAATCTAGCTTGATTACGTGCTTGACGTAACATTGCTACTATACTTCTTCCGCCGACCGTATTATAATTTGCAATAGCTTCTAATGTTTGTGAATACATATTAGGTTGAGTAAACATTGCATAATTAGGTATAGTATCAACAAATGCATATTGAGTGCCAGGATAGCTAGCTATCGTAGGTTCTCTCTCATAATCAGGAGAACTATTAGGTACACCAATTGCTAATCCTGTTGCAATTGCACGTTGTTCTATTGATAATAATGTTCCAGTGGTATTCCAATTAGTTATTAATTGTTGCGCAAGTGCAGGTTGTGCATTTCTGATACTTGCTATCTCTGCATTAGCGGCATCAATATAAGTCTGTACCGTAGTATTCATAGTAGGCCAACCACCACCGGGAGGTGCATTAATCACCACAGTGCCGGCTACGCCTGAATAACTTATAGATATAATTCTTCCAAAAGTAGTTATATTATTAGGATCTGTACCTATTGTTGCTGTTGCTGGATTGCCACCTACTGTAACTGTTGGTGCAGATGCATATCCACCACCTTTGTTTGTATAAGTAAATGTTGTACCATTCCAAGTAGCAGTTGCTTGTTCCCAAGTTACTGCTAGATATAAATTTTTATAAATCGTATATAGATTAGTTGTTTCTAATTGCTGAATGAGAGGTGTAATGTTTATACCAAGATAGGGTAATCCACTCATACATCCTAAGAAGTTACTCATCGTATATGTATTATACGGTCCATTGCCTAACGCAATTAACGCTAATCCCTGACTTGCTAACGTTGTATCAGTAGGAACACTAGAGCCATTGACATTTAATCCCTTAGTTGTTTCTAAACTATTAACTACTTGTGCAAACTTTTCAATTGGTATACTTGATATGTTTTTAATCTGTTGCATTGATACACTAAACGAACCGGCAGCTGTAGCAATATCAGGAGGTAATATGCCATCTAAATATGCACCAAATCCTTGTGGGATAACTTGAATGTTTGTTATGTTTGATTGTGTTGTTCCTGAATCAGGTAATACGTTGGTAGTGGATGTGCCGGTAGTTGCATATGCGCTACTACTAGGTGCACTTATATCATCTCTTAAATTTTGATTAAAAATGCCTGCCATTACACTATTCCTTGCGCTGTAGGAGAAGTTAAATTACTATTCAGGCCACCATTACTATATATAGGATAATATATCTTACTATTAGCAGGTCCACCTACTGTATTATACACTGGAACTGTTAATGTTGCATAGCTATTTGGGAATAATTTTATGGGATTGAGTAAATCACACAATGATTCTAACCCTATAGTCTTACAATTTAATGATACTAATATATCTTTTAAATCTTGTCCCAAAATAATACCAAATGCTCCGTATATTTTACGTTCTTGTTCTTTGGTAACTGGTTGTATGTTACCTAATATTTCTCCCAATTCAGCTACTGTTATGCCACTTGCAATTAATGCAAGACTTACTGATTTAGTGACTGCATTATTTTGTTGTAACGTTGATAATAAATTACTAGGTAAACCAAATGTTGATATAGATTGTAAATTTATAGCTTTGCCACTAGCAATTAAATCTTGACCAAATACAGTTGTTGCTATACTTACACCGGCAATATCACCGGTAATTAAGTCATCCATATTACTATAAGTACCATCTAAAAATTCTTGTGAATTATTTACTGCTAGTATAGTACTATTACTGTATTCAATAAAACTATATGCTGTCATAAACCCAGATAGAAAATCTTTATAGGCTCCACTATCGGCTGATATTCCGCTGTTGTAATTAAACTCGTTATAACCTTGCAATGCAAATAATCTAGTATAACCCCATCGTGTTACTTCATTAGTGTAATTGTAGTTACTTGCCCAATTAGGATAACCAGTCCAATTAAACGTTGACGGAGGACTATTACCTAATGCAGGAATACTATTAGATCCGATAGATATTAAATTATTGTATGTTGTGCTATCAACTGTATATGACGTAGTGGTAGTTGCTGTGCCTGTACCAGATCCTATACCGGATGCAGTAAATGTCACTCCCACTGTATTACTAGATGCACCAATAGCTACAAAGTTAGTAGTACCTATATATGTAATAGTATAACTGGATCCCACAGTAAAGTTTCCTGCAACAACAGTAACATTTGGTGCGCCTCTACTATAAGCATCATTAATAGCATATGTAAGTAATCGTAAACAGGTATCGTTAACAATATTACCCAAGTTGGCAGCAGATGATGTACTAGTACTAGATCCAACAAAGTTTACCATTATGGGATTAATATTAAACCCAATATTTTGCAATAATGAGCTTAATGTATTAACACCTAATGGACTTTGTTTAGCTGAATCACTCATGGACAAAATACATCAGGACTACCCTGTACGATACTATGACCGCAACTGTTTCCTGATCCTACTCTAAGTACCGGACTACCTTCGGCAAAAACTGTAGGACTACCTTCTGTAGTAGTTGCTGCCGCGTGTGGTGGATGGGGGTTGTTTCTTTTTTGTGGCCAAGGAGCGTGTGGAGTGATTTGACTAACGTGTAATCCAACAGAAATTCCATTGGCAAACACAGTGCCGGCACCTCTAATGATAGTACCGCCAACTTGATTTGCATCACCTATACGACTTAATTGTGCCATTTTATCCCAATACGATTTTTTTACTAGGTACTTTAATACCAGTTGTTGCTTCTAAGTACTTGTCTTTGATGTTATCATCAGTTTCAGCATACATTGCAACACTAGTAGTATTTAGCTTAAATTCACCCTTTGGATTTGCAGTAAAAATACTTGGAATCATTTGCATACCCTGTTGTGATGGGGCAATAGATACTGGTTCTTCAATCTGAATAAACTCTGAACCTGATTGAATTACCTTTGCAATTAATTCCTCCCCGGAATTAAGCTTAAATGTGTACACTGTATTTGGATGGATTGCTATTTGCATTAATTACTTTCTGTTAATTTTTGTTTTAGTTCGGTGAAACCACCGATCAGTACACCATCTAAGATGATTTGAGGTACTGTTCTTGCTGATGGAATTTCTTCTAATAGTTCTTCTTTTGTATACCCGTCTCCGATTTTCTTTTCTTCAAATTGGATACCTTTTTGATTTAACAATGCCTTTGCTTGGTCGCAGTAAGGGCAGTGATATTTACTCCATACGATTGCTTTCATTTTTTATTCTCCTTATATATTTGGCAAGTCATCATAGTTTAATGATTCACTCATTACACCTATAACGTAATTTGTTGATTCGGTTTCCTGCAATGCAGATTGTTTTTTACTTGTGTCACTATGTTTATTGAACCAAGGAATAGGTGTACTCTTTGGCGCAGGATTATTATATCGTATACCGATTTCTTTCAATGCTCCTACAGCAGTATAATCTACAAAGTCTTTTAACACAGTTGCATTCAATCCAATAACTGGTCCCAGTTTAAACAAATAGTCAGCCCAATCTTTTTCTTCTTTAATTACATCTAGGTAAAGTTGATATACTTCAGCTTCACATTCTGATTTTACTTGTGCAAATCTGCTATCTTCTTTTACTACTTGATTAATAAGGTAAGCAGTCCAGCCTTTATGTAACAATTCATCTTGGAGAATTAAACTGATAATGTTACCATTACCAATAAAGATTTTGTTCTCAACCATTGCTAGACTTGTAGCAAATGATACCATAAAGCGGAATGCTTCTAATGCGTAACTAGCGTGTAATGCCATATAGATGGCTTTGATGTGTTCTTTTTCATTTACATCTATACCTAACTCTTTACGGCAATTAACTTGATGTAACTCATCATAATAAAGTCCAACACTACTTGCCATATCTACAATTTCTTTTGTGTCGTGGATAGTGTTGAATACATCTTTAGGCACATTGTAGATATTACGAATGATGTGACTATACGAACGACTATGGATGTTAGTCTCAAAGAAGCTCCAGTTATAGATCAATGCTTCTAGTTCGGGTAATGATACAACAGGAGTAAACACTTGACTTGGTGCTCGTCCTTGCAAACTATCTAATGCTGTTTGTCGTAATAGATTACTAGTAAAGATATGCTTTACCGCATCGCTTGCATCTTTGAAATCATTGGCATCCTTGGTTAGAGAAATTTCTTCTGGAATCCAAAAGAAACCACGTGCCGTTGTTTCAAAGTCTGCAATCTTTTTATATTTCACCTCCTCAAACCTTTGAATGGTTACGGGACCTTCCGGGTCCAAAAACATTTTTCTATTCAAATAATCTGTCTTAGTGTTTAGGTTGTATTGTTGTTTTGACATTGTTTTTCCTTAAAGCTTGCAGGACAAGCAATCTTCCTCTTCATCCATATCATTAAAGCCGCTTGGCAAATCTAATACAGTTTCATCTTGACTCTTACTACCTGCTTTGTTAATCAAGCTATAGTAGAATGTTTTTAATCCCCACATATGTGCCTGCATCAAGTTCTTAGCAATCAATGTTGTTGGGACTTTACGTTCAGGGAAATGTGCTGGATTGTAGAAAGTATTAGTTGATATACTTTGATCCACATAGGCTGCAATCACAGCCGCTGTCTTTAAGTAACCATCACAATCTTTTTGATCCCACATCAATTGATATTTGTTTTTTAACTTATGATATTCTGGAACAACTTGTACAAAACTTCCTGCTTTACTTTCTTTTACACTAATTAAACTCATTGGCATTTCAATACCATTAGTAGAGTTAATTACTACTGAACTAGATTCTACAGGAGCTACAGCCATTTGTGTAGCATTACGGACACCATGACTACGCATCATAGCACGTAGTCCTTCCCAGTTTAATTCGGGTTCAAAGTTAGCTAATTCGTTAACACCTTTAGCTCTTAGTTCCCAGGGGAAGATACCTTGACCATATCTTGTTTTATCACTATGTTCACATCTACCGCGTTCCTGTGCTAGTTCTACACTTGCTTCAGTTAAGTAGAAGGATAAGTGTTCCATCCACGTCTTGACTTCAGCCAAGGAGTCTTTTTCTCCGTACTTAAGACTTCGCTTGGCGTGCCAGTAGGCAAGATTAGTAATTCCAATTCCAAGAGGTCTGATTTCATCGTTTGATAGTTTAGACTGAATGGATAGAAAGTCTTGATAGTCAAGAATGTTATTGAGGCTACGATGCAATATGCGACAAGCACGGCGCATATCTTCTGGGTTACGGAACGCACCCCAATTGATACTGCCCAATGTGCAAAGAGCGATACGACCATCGCTGTCATCCAAACGTTTAAAGGATTTAGTAGGTAAAAGAATTTCACAGCATAAATTACTCTGGTAAATTGTATGATATTCAGGATCAAATGGACCTTGATTCATAACGTTATCAACGAACACTAAGTAGATACGTCCTGTATCTGTTCGTTCTTTTAATATGCCTGACTTGAATACTTCTTCAGCAGACATTGTTTTCTTTCTTAAGTCTTTACGTTTTTCATATTTTACGTATAGTTCTTCAAATAGTTCTGTGTTTTTGTAAAATGCTTCGTATAAATCAGGAACTTCATTGGGGTCAAAGAATGTTATTTGTTCTTTGTTTTTAAATCGTCTCCAGAAGAATGCACTAAGCACAACCCCATAATCCATATGACGGACTCGGGTTTCTTCTGTTCCTTGATTGTTTTTAAGGACAATAAGATCATCAAACTGATGATGCCAAATAGGATAAAAAACAGTAGCACTTGCATTGCGGATACCTCCTTGTGAGCAACTTCTTAAATCACCGAACCATTTCTTTAAGAACGGAATCATGCCGGTGTGCATAATTTCGCCACCGCGAATGGGTGATCCTAATGGTCGTAGTCTACCAATTTCGAGACCAATGCCAGCACGTTTGCTAGCATATTTTGCCATCATTTCACCAGAAGCAAAAATACTATCCAAGTCATCATCACTGCGAATAAGTACACACGAACTGAATTGTTTAGTAGGGGTGCCGAGACCAGCAAGGACGGGAGTAGCCAGAGTAAATAATCCATCACTTGCGGCATTATAATATTCCTTTATATAGCGCAGCCTTGCGTTGTTAGGTTCTTCTTTATGAAATACTGTTGCGGCTGCGATCATATATCTAACTTGTGGTGTTTCATATGTTTGTTTTGTTGAACGGTTGCGGACAAGATATTTTTCAATCAATTGTTCAATAGCGGCATAACTATATTGTTCATCCTTAGAGTGGTCAAGCAGGTCATCCATTTTGTTCCAATCTTCTTCAGTATACCATTCTAGTAACTCCGGTGTATATAAACCAGTAGCTACATTAGTTGTTACAATATTATAAAGACTGGGAGGTGAATAATCCCCATAAACATCTTTACGTAACATAGACAGACGTTGTTTACCTGCTACATATTGATAATTTGTATGTCCTACATCTGGATTATTTTCTACGTCAATCAAGTCAACTACAGCACGTAGAGTAATTTCGTCAATTTGTCTGGTTGAAATCCCATCATAGAAGTGTAGTTGTGATTTTATTTCTACCATTGACGGGCTAACATCTGCTATCCCTACACATATTTTTGCCACTTGTGCTTGCCATTTTTCTAACATTAATGGCTCTTTTGTCCCATCTCGTTTGGTGACGTGTATTTTCATTTTTTACCCTATATTCTTATTAATTGTTGTTATATCTAACTTGCGTACTATTTTAAAATCTTTTAGATTATTACTTATCACCGTATCTGGCCAGTAATTCAGTATATATTTTGCGTTGTCAACCAAGACTAATGATATGTCATCGCCCTGTACATCCGTTGCTAATACAAATTCTATATCAGAAATATCCATTAACAGTAGAGTATAACACATTCCTAGACCCCTTGCAAGTGTACAGTAGGTGTTTTCTACCAAAAGATCCCAAGGACCGGGCCACTCACTGACTTCATTTGGGTGAAGATGATAGTTAATTAATGGTGCATTTTGCCACCATTTATCTACTTCTACACATTGTTGAGATAAATCAAGATTTTTGATTTTATTGCGTAATTTGTACCAGCTTTGTAATCTATTGTCATAAGACGATTGAAATATATTCATTAGATAACTACTTATCTTTTTTCAATATTAGCTAACGTTTTCCTTGTTTTAGTCATATCAGCACACGTATACTTCTGATAACTAGCTTTCAATATCTCCGGCATAGGAATCTCTACTACTTTTACATTAAATGTGTTTGCTACATCTAAAAAGCTAATAGGTTTCCCACTACCTATATTAAATATACCTGATTCTTTAATATTTAAAAACTGTAAATGCGTATCTATCACTTCTTCTACCGGTACAAAATCTCTTTTATGATCTGCACTATTCTCAAATACACGTATTTCACCTGTTTTTGATTGTTCATAAAACTGAAAGAATGGACTTGCTTGCTTATCTTTGTGTTCTTCGCCTACACCATTAGATGCGTATACATTGAAATATCTAAATCCTTGTACTATACTGCCTGTAGGATGTTTCTCTACATATCTTTCAAACAAATACTTGCTCCAAGCGTATGGATTTCTTGGATCTACAGGTGCTGTTTCACTAAAATCAGTCCCTAATCCATACACGCTTGCACTACTAGAATATTGCATATTAACTCCAAACGTCTTACATTCTTCATATAAGTCTATGCTAAACTCTGTATTCTGTCTAAGTATCTTATCTATATCACGCTCAGTGGTGCTACTGATTCCTCCCATATGAATGACCCATTCGAATTCCATTACGCTAGGTCTAATTCCATCTGACCATTCAAATGTCGTAACATCGTGTTCTTTTAGTGCTTTAAGCATATAACTGCCAATAAAGCCGTTGTGTCCAGTTAATAGTATTTTCATCTAAAATATGTACCTACATTAAAAGCTTTATCATCTATCCACATATCATATGCAGGTTTACCTACCTCAGCCGTAGTATACTTAACACCCCAATCATTCAATTGTTTAAGTGTAAGTTCAAGCCAATTCTTACCTGTATTACTGCCACGTGCTGTCCAATAATGTATCTCGTTGCCTGCGTCATATAACTTATTAAAATGTTCTATACGTGATAGATACGGTTCTGCGTTTGCATAATCTCCATTAGTTGTAGTACAAATAGTACCATCAATATCTACTATAATTTTCATTTCTGACTGTCTCCCGGTAATACTCTATAGTTATCTTCTACACTATCAGGTGTACTAACTTCAATAATAGTACCTTCTTCTAAGCATATAACCTGATGAGGTTGAAGTGGTCTATTGCGCCATACTTCACCCTCTTTTAATGTAACATCGTGTAAGCTAGCATCTTGCGTTTCAATGAATTTAATCATAAATAATCCACTTAATATATACCAACTTTCATCCTTTTCAGCGTGAAAATGCATACTGAATTTTGCACCCTTATTGAATTTCAATAACTTGCCGCAATACTTATCAGTAGTAGCCCATATCAATTCGTGGCCCCAACCTTTTTCTACAAATCCTTCAAGTCGCATTTATTTCCTCCAATGTAGGTGCGTATACACCAACGTGTTGCACTGTAATAGAACTAGCTCTGATGGCAAACTCTATTGCTTGTTCCATATCGTCTGCTACTAAGTAGCCATATGTTAACGCTGATAAGAAGGTGTCCCCCGCTCCACAAACATCAAACACATCTACTTTAGGTACACTAAATGTTTTATTATTATATGATACCCCGCTACTACCACGTGTTAATACCATATTAGAACAATCACTAATTCTACTAGAATATTCTGTTTCGTTAATCTTTACAATGCAACCTTCAAATAGTTTTAAATCACGTTTCTTGGTATCAACAAAGATAGGACCTTCATACTGTTGTCTAATACCCTTAATAAAATCTTCTGTGACAAATCCTTTAGCATAATCAGATATAACTACAGCATCACTACCTTCTAGAAATTTCATTACATAATCTAAATTGCAGGGATTAGACTTTACATCATCATCTATACGCATTAAATGTTGCTTAGACTTTGCATCTATTAAACGTTTCTTTTTAGATGGGTCTCCCAAGAATGAGGTGACATTTAGTCCCAATGCTAATAGATTTTCTTTAACATTACTTCCCATACCTGATTTAGTTTCAGTGTGTTTAGGAACAAAAACAGGTACAGGAGCTTCAGGGCTCATTCTATCTACTGTACCATATTGATATTCATCAATGCAGGTGTCGCCTATTAATATAATTTTCAATTGTCTTTGTGGTTGATTCATCTATTACCCTATCAAAGAATACTAATTCCTCAGCATACTCCGAACCTATTACTTTTTTATTCTTCCAATCACTTCCGACTATCATAATGTTCGGCTTGTATTGTTCAATGATACTCTCTAACTCAAAATCAGTATTGAATACTAATACCTTATCTACTGCTTTTAAATTACTGAGTAATGCTACCCTATTATCTATTTTGTTGAATGGTCTATCACTACCTTTTTTCTCGGTTACACGATTATCAGAATCAATTGCAACCAATAGATATGTGCCTAAACTCTTTGCATAGTTTAATAAGTCTAAATGACCCATATGTAATATATCAAACGTTCCATTAACAAAAACTTTCATACACTATTCTAACATAACCTGTAGTAAATATCAAGCTTTTTGTTCCAAAAATTGATGGGCAGTTTCTAATGATGAACTAATAGCCATATGCATATCAATATACACATACATTCCACAACGTCCAATAAACGTATTTTTTGTATTTTCGATAGCTTTATACTTCTTATATAACTCTCTATATGTATCAATTGGATAATAACGTTCATTATTATTGTCTTTATAATCACAAGGTTCTTCAAATGTTAATGTTGTATTACCCGTATTAATATTATTGGGTAGTTTATTCCATTCAGTCATTCTGGTAAACGAACCATTATCAGTAAAATTAACTACGGTAGTAGGTAACATACTGGGTGAGGGAAACGTTATTGAATGAAATTTAATAGACCTATATGGTAATTCCCCGTATATGAAATCATAATATACATCTATGGGCATAGAATTAAAGATATGATCATAATTATCTTCCATACTCTTATCAAACATCGTATTCAACTTAACGGTAATGTTTGGATGATTTAATATATTAGTGAATAATGTCGTATATCCGTGTGTCGGTAGATATTGATATTCATCTCTAAAATATCTACTGTCGTCATTATCTCTAGTACTAACTCGATTTAATACGTCTTTGCTTAGTGTTTTATAATGTTCTCCCCACATCTTTTTACTGTAGGGTTCAAAAAATGTATTGTTTATATCTTCTTTTTTTACTGTTTCTAATGTGATTGTGTTAACCGGAAACGGTACATATTTGCCACTTTCCAGTAACGCCAACACGTGATGTTCATAGAATGTCCACTCGGTAAATTTACTAACCCAATCAAATACTTTTTTGTTACTAGTATGAAAGATATGCGGTCCATATTTATGAATGCGTAATCCGTGTTCATTGATATAGTCATATGCATTACCACCAATATGGTCTCTATTATCAATAACTATTACGTTGTAATTGTTTTCTGCAAGTTCTCTCGCTACTACACTACCAGCAAAGCCTGCCCCTACTATTAAGATATTTTGTTTTGTTCCCATAATTCTTCCAAATCTTTTACATAAAAAGATATATCTTTAGCTTCCCCTAAATGAATAGCTAAAGTTTTCATAGGCATCATCATCCTAACTTCAGGTTGTTGCCATACTTTACTTATTGTGTTACCTTCCCAATAGCCTTCTATTGTGCCGATATCCAATAAACTATAAAATTCTTCTTTATATTTTTTAAATAAATTTACTGGTATTAAAAATGATTCGTGTGTAAACCAAGTATTTCTATAATATCTATCTGGTCCTGGTATAACCATACAGGGATAAACATATGTTCCGTTGAAGGGATTCTGTGGATGATAGTATAGTTGATTAAAATCTTGAGGAAAAATACATATAGTTAACTCAGGACTAATAGATTCTAAATAGTTTCTTGCATCTATCATTGTAGCAATACTATTTGGATAATGCAAATAGTCATCTTCTACTAGATAAACAAGTTCATCGTCCGGTAACTGACTAATGTAGTCTAATGCAATCTTTAAACTATATCTAGATTTTTGTTTAATATCTTTAAATTCAATTGTTGGATCAACTACTACATCTTGTATTGTAGCATTAGCAAAATGGTTATGTAAGAACTGTTTAGTCTCAATGGAAGAATCATCATCAATTACGTGTAAACTAAAAGGGTTATTATAATTAGTTAATGACGTTACTAGTGAGTTATAACATCTTTTTACACATTCGTCTTTTGGCACAATGCGATTACTTGCCAATGAGGCTTTATCACAGGTCCTTAATACCACATTTAGTTTTTGCATTACTTCAAGCCTAAACTCTTGCAAATATGTGCTAGATGGATTTTGTCCGAGCTCGGTAAGCCCGTAATAAGAATACGTGGTGTCATACTATTTCCTGTAAAATATTTATAATAGAGACAGTATAACCATTTATTTTACATCAAAGCGTCTACTTCTTCATGTGTCGTAGCGGCTTCAATTTGAGCTATTTTTGCTAATAATGTTTCTTTGGCAGCACTAACCAAACTAGTATCAAATTCTTCTGCAGGATTAGCACTCAGTTGTAGTTGTATTTGTTGGTAAACAACCTGCTGAAATAATCCATTAGCTTGTCCGATTAACGAACCTTTGCGTTCATCTATTTCTAAATCACGTTTACCCCAAATAATTTCAACTGGACTTTTACTAAGATCAAATGTGTGTGTGGTCATTATTTCACGATTTTGTATTAGATCAGGGATTATTTCAACTGCTTCATTCCAACCATCTTGACCTGCAGGTGGTGCGGAGTCCCAGCAGTCTGTTACTGAATTATCTATTACCCTTACCCAATATCCTGTTTTAATTGTACTCATTTTAAATGTTCCTTATATTATATTTATATTAACTTTTCTTGTTTTTTTGTATAACTAAAATATCAGTTAGGTGGATTTTTTCCTAAAGTTTCTAATAATTTTGATTTCAATAATATGTCTAATGGTACATTCTGATAGATGTAAGTTAATATGCCGCGTACCTGTGTATATCTTTCATCTTTGTGAGTGTGATTGATAAACACTATCCCGCAAGTAACATAGTTTTCTAAATCTTCTATTTTATAATAATGCGCCAACAAGTACCATAAAGTCCAACAGTTAGTTGGATTGCTTTCAAACTCATCTTTTAACATTTTTATATACAATTCAGGGCGAGATTGTTTTTTAAAATCTTGGTCATGTATTAGATAGATATTTTCATTATATATTTCAACTTCATATCTATCTTTGTGCTTAAACCAAAGATGTTCATAGATAGGTTGTGCCCAAGTATAATCGTGTCTACGATGTATTTTGTTTGTACCTAAAAAGTTAGGAGGACCTACTCTAACATTTTCTGTATATAAATCTAATCTATCACACGATATGTTAGTAACAGTAGGATTAGCTTCCATTGTGTTTTTCATTTCAGCTAACACATTGATACTGAAATATTCATCTAGATCCGGACTTAAACACCAATCTACGTCAGTAGGAATCATATCTAAGTTGTAGTTACGTGCTACATTAAATATCCATGGGGTGAATATCTTTTGCTCAATAATCAGATTAGGATCGACCTTTGCAGCCTCTTGAAACATTTCCCAAGTCCCGTCAGTTGAACCGGTATCAAGTATCACTCTATATGTAAATTTTTTGGTATAGTATAACCACTTCTCTACGTATTGAAGTTCATTTTTACAGATTGTATATGCTGCCGTTTTCATTCTTGTGTCTTAATAAATGATGTCTGTGATCCGTCTGGAATATTCAATATGTTTAACTTATGCCAATTGCATTGTATAAACATCTCCACTGCCATTCGCACACTCATCTGTGCTGATTGTGTGCCATTTTTGTCGGTATAACGCCAAGTAGTGGTATCGTCACATAAAATAACTCCACCTACACGTAGTATTTTCCAAGCTAATACCAAGTCTGTTAATACTTCGCTTGCTTTGTGATCTCCGTCAATATATATAAACTCTGCGTTGACGTTGTTATTAATCAAATCAATTAGTCCATCTGTACTATGTTTTTGTATATAAGTTACATTGTTATTTTTATTGAACCCAAGATTATCTAAGAAGTTTTGTTTTACAATATTAAAATCCTCGCTCATATCATTACTACCAATATGCGGGTCTATTGCATATATTTTCAGGTTAGGATTATACGGTGTAAGTTGGTCACTCATCCAAAATGTTGTAGAGCCTTCAAACACACCAATTTCTACAATTGTATTTGGTACTCCGTATGTGTTTACTAAGTGACCAACATTAGTCATTGCACCCTTACCACAATTAAAATCCATGCTAAATTTGTACATTATTGCTTTCTATATATAACTATATTCTTCTCAGGATTGATATAGGGTGTTTCTTTTACTTTAGTTAAGAGTTTCTCTATTGCAGTAAACACATTGAAGTAGTCATTATCCCAGATAACAAAGCCCTTAGAGTCTACATCACTGGGTATGAATCTGTTATCTTCATTTATTAAAACTAAGTAACCGTTTGGTTTTAGCGTATTGACTATCTTTTCTATCTCTTGTTGTGGGTTCTCTACGTGTTGTAATACAAATACCGCTAAACATACATCTACTGAATTTTCATCGGGTAGTTGTGATATTATTTTAAACTTCCTTGGGTTAGAAACATATAGGGTAGCAAAAGTTTTCATACTTTCACTGATATCAAAACCCAATACAGAGCAATCAAACTTAGTAATTAGTTCTTTACTAACACGACCCATACCACAACCAAAGTCTAATACAGTTGATTGATTAGTAATAATGTTTTCATTATATATTGTATCAACTAAGAAATGTGTTTCTTTGTGGAACTTTTCTGGTTTATCAGATTCAAAGCTGAGAACCACATTCATTGCCTGAGTGATTGTGGTTACATCAAATGCTTCTTTAACATATCTCATGTTTTAAGTTTATCGTTACGTTCCGTAGTTCTACCGGTTAATGGTCTAGCTAGAATTGTAGTGTCAGTAGTTACGTTTATGTTTTTATCATAAGCGAACATACCTTGATGTGTAATATTAAACAAGTCTGCTCTCATCATAATATCTAACGGAGCACATATACCCATTTTTAATACGTGCGAGATTAAGTTCTTTGCCATTAATGGGTCTAATGCATATGCGTGGGCACGACAGATAAACAGATAATTAGGTCCTTCACTAGCGTGAGGTGGTATAGTTGGATGTATTTTCCATCCTTGCTCTGCCCACTCAGCACCGCCTAGGTAACATATTGAGTTAACTGAATCATATGAAGTAAACTTCTTAGTCATAATGCTATCGTGTTCTAAGATAACAATAGGCTTATCAATCTTGGCGCAATGAACCCACAGGCTGATGTGACTTAATGCACAAGCAACTTCACCTCTAGTTAAGTAATGGTCTGTAATCTTTAGCATTTTGATTACTGAATCACCTACGCTGTGGTCAGGTACTGTAATTTCAGAGCCAATGCCGTTGAAGGCATCCCATACTTTATATTGCATACCTACATTCATACAACTGAGTTGGCATCGTTTAGAATACCGTTCAGATGATTCATTACCTTTTACAGTAATGATGTAAGCGTGTTCTACTTCAAAATCACGTTTATAGAATAAATTAAGATTTGTGTCCATCTAATGCCCGTTTAAATTCACTGTAGTCAATACGACCAGGTTTGTGTACTTGAATTAACATTCTAGTTGATAATGCTACATTATTCAAGTGATTTAGGGCATGAGTAAGTTCTTCTTGCGTTATTTTGCCATTAGATAGACGTTGTTGATATGGATCAGTATACTCAAACTGAGTATCACATACTTCGATATCAATATCTTCTTCAAATGCTAGTAATGAATCACTTTCACCTTTATTTGCTTTTTCAAACATATGACGTTTGTTAAACAAGTTAAACATAGCAACAGTAATCAATCGTTTATGTGTTGGGTCATCTAATGCAGTATCACAGCGCCAATGTGGAGTTTGTATTTCCCAAACAGCACCATTCTCACTTACACGATATAGTTCTTTAATAACATCAATGAAGTCTCTACCAGTTTCTCCTAGATGTTCTAATATATCTTTAGCTACAACGTGTGAGTATTCGTTGTCTTTCCATGGCCAAGGTAGAACACTTAAATCAACCTGTTCATCGGCATCAATGAATGGTGATTTATCAACGTTAACAAATCCATCAAATTTCTTAAAGCCACAACCCAAGTTAAGTTTCTTAGTGACACGATCCTCATTTGGTTGATCGATATGTTTTAAGTTGAAACGTGCTTCTAGTGCAGTGTAAAGACTTTGGAATGTTGGGTCCCATTTCTTTGGATCTGTTTGTCTAAAGATTTGTACACATTTGTAGTATGGGCTTGTGTTAGCATCAGGTGAGCCTGGTGTCCACGTATGATACGGGAGTATAGGAACGATGACCCATGTTTCTTTACCCATTGCGGCTGCTAAGTGTGCTACACTTGTACAAGATGAGATAACGATATCCATATTAGCAATAGCTGCCATTGTATCTTCCCAGCTTAACAAGAAGTGTTGCAAGTCAGTTACATTTTCAGGTAGTTGAATAATGTTATGATCCTTTTGCAAACTATATACCTGTAGTTCATCATATTTTGCTAAGTTAGTGATAAAGTTCTCTGGAAACTTTCTAAATTGTTGATGTTCAAATTTAGGATTGCCTGCCCAACGAATACCAACTTTAATTTTTTCGCTGTTGACGAATGTTTTCCAAATTTCAATACTATCAGCTTTAGCAGTTAGATAAGGATCGTTTGGAAAGTTTGAGAATTCGTGACCAGCTACCCATCCGGCACTAAATCCAGGAACCCAATAATCATGAGGTACAGTATGTGATTGATTTCGTAGTATAACTTTATCTACACCTTCAATACGTTCAAATACTGATACTAGTTCAGGTGCACAAGCGATGTATACTGATTTTGCACCTTGTTTTTTAAAGCTAGTAGCAAAACGTGCGTGAATGATTTCATCTCCGTACCCACCTTCTAGTGATACAATAATAGATTTATCGTTGATAGAATGTTTTTCTGGGTTAAAAATAGGTGCATCTGTTTTAAGAGGAGGGCTACCGTATACATTTAAGAAGCGACCATTCTCTAATAGTTGACAGCCTTTTCTATAGTCACCGTCTTGAATCATAAACCAACCACGGTTAAAGCAATGACGCATCCAAATATCTTCTGTATTTTGTCCTTTAGCGTCTACTATTTTTTCAGGGCCTATGTTTTCTAATTTATCTGATAATATTCTGGCTTCTAGATGTTTACCTTCTAATTGAAGCTTGAGCATCATATCTATTTCGTGCATATTTTCTCCGTTATGTGTTGTGTTGGTTTTTTGTATATAAAACTGTAAAGTTATTTATATACAAAAAACGAAATTAATTAATTTTTACTTAGTAAACCCGAAGTGATTAAAGCCATTTGATACGGTCACTGCAGAGTAACCAACCGACGTAATTGCCGGTATTAATGGGCGATTGTCGTTGAATCCCCATTCGTATAATACATTGTTAGGATCTATGACAAAAGTACTATTAAAATTCGCAGATACCTGTGTCCAAGATGATGTACCAATTTGTGTAGGCACACTATACATATTAGGAGGAGTATATGCTTGATTAGTGCCTAATTGAACTGGGCTGGATTTAGAGATCCTATCATTTAGACCAAGTTGACCACTAGTATTAAGACCCCAAACATAAAGTTTGTTATCATTGCGAGTAGCCATCGATGAATTTATATTGGATCCACCTTTATTTAAATTAGTATATATAGAAGTACCAAGTTGTACCGGAGCTGATCTAGATAGAATGTCTAATAATCCTAATTGACCATTAGCATTATTACCCCAAGTAAACAAATAGCCATCACTACGTATAGCAAATTGACTTGCACCAGTTGTTGAAGTGATAGTCCAAGAATCGGTTGCTGTGGGCAAGAATATTGGACTTAATGCAGATGTTACTGAATTAATTCCCAATTCACCATTGGTATTAGTTCCCCAAGTATATAAACCATATAACTGATCTAATCCAATAGTAAATAGACCACCAGCTGAGACCATAGCCCATGAACTTGTACCAATTTGTATTGGGCTTGATTTTGAAATTATTGTACTATCCCCTAATTGACCACTAGTACCTAATCCCCATGTAAATAATAAGTTATCGCTACGTACACCAGCCATATAGTTTACACCAGAACTAACAGATGTCCAACTAATAGTGCCTAGTTGTACCGGACTACTTCTTAGTATCACATCGTTTGTTCCTAGTTGTCCGCTAGCATTATTTCCCCAAACATATAATAGTCCATCACTAGTAATGGCTGCTGTTGCAACACTACCGGCTGAAATAATACTCCAGCTATTTGTACCTATTTGCACAGGACTACTTCTGCTTAATATAGCATTGTCACCTATTTGACCATTAGTACCAAGTCCCCACATAAATAGTGCACCATCACTACGTATTGCACCACGTGATGTATTTTTAGAAATACTTGTCCAAACAGTACCAACGCCAATTTGTACTGGACTACTACGAGAGACTGTATCATTTTGTGCTAATTCACCGTTTGTATTAATACCCCAAGCCCATAGTTTATTAGTAGCATCAAGAGCCATAAAGTTTGCAAGACCTGTTGATGAAGATACGGTGGTCCAACTACTTGTACCAACTTGTACTGGACTACTACGATGTACTAAATTATTTGATGCTAGTTGTCCTGATGCGTTATCACCCCAAGTAAACAATCCACCGTCAATACGAATAGCGACGGTTGATGTAGTAAATAAACCAACAGCAGTCCAAGAGCTTGTGCCAATTTGTACTGGACTGCTACGAGATATTGTATCATTTAGACCTAGTTGTCCACTAGTACCTAAACCCCACATAAACAATGCACCGTCACTACGAATGGCAGCACTAGTAGACAGTCCAGTTGATATTGTATTCCAGCTTAAGGCTGCAGGTTTGCTTGTAGTAGTCAAGTATGTCTGTTGTATCTCTGCACTTGTGAATGAATTTACTTGTACTGGACTAGACCTATTAGCAATGGATCTATCTCCTAATTGTCCACTAGCATTACCGCCCCAAACATATAATAAATTATTTGTATTAATTGCAGAAGTTGAGCTTTGTCCAGCACTTACTATATTCCAGCTTGTACCAACTTGAACTGGACTACTGCGGGATAATACTGTAGTATCTCCAAGTTGTCCTGTAGTATTAATACCCCAAGTAAACAATCTATTATCAGATGTAATTCCACCCACAAAAGTTACGCCTGCACTTATTTGTGCCCAACTACTTGCGCCAATTTGTACCGGAGCAGATCGAGATATGATAGTAGTATCACCTATTTGACCACTAGCGTTAAGACCCCAAGCAAATAACAAGTTATCAATACGTATACCATATGATGTAGTTCCACCTGAGCTTACTGCATTCCATGACTCATTTATTGATCGGATAAATACTGGACTACTTCTGGCTCCAAGAGATTCACTTAATCCAAGCTGTCCATTATTATTTTGTCCCCAAATGAAAAGTTGATTATCAGTATAAGTCAACGCCATAGTTACTCCAGGAGACGTGCCTATACTAACCTGTGACCAACTGCTTGTACCAATTTGTACTGGACTACTACGAGGTAATATTGTATTGTCTCCTAGTTGACCATTAGTATTAATACCCCAAGACCAAAGAGTGTTGTCAAGACGTAAGGCAGTGGTTGTAGCAAATCCAGTTGATATAACAGACCAACTGCTTGTACCAATTTGTACTGGACTACTACGAGGTAATATTGTATTGTCTCCTAGTTGACCATTAGCATTAATACCCCAAGACCACAGTGTAGAGTTAGTTCGGATAGCCATAGCATACGACAGTCCGGCTGACACACTAGACCAACTGCTTGTACCTATTTGTACTGGACTACTGCGTGGCACGATAGTAGTTGATCCTAATTGTCCACTAGTATTATCTCCCCAGGAGAAAAGAGCACCATCCAAACGTATAGCATATACACTTACATCTCCGGCACTAACCTTTGTCCAACTACTTGTACCAACTTGTACAGGACTACTACGATGTAGTATAGTGCCATCACCTAATTGTCCGGCGTTATTATTACCCCAAGTAAACAATGCACCATCACTACGTATTGCACCAACACAAGCCAGAGTACTTACAAGAGTTCCTGTTGCAACACTTCCTGAAACTATAGTCCAGCTACTTGTACCAACTTGTACAGGACTACTGCGATGTACTAAGTCATTTTGACCTAATTGTCCTATTGTATTTAATCCCCATGACCACAACGTATTATCATTACGGATTGCATACATTGCATTATTGCCTATTGATATCTGAGACCAGCTAGTTGTACCCAATTGTATTGGACTATTTGTATTAACAGTCGAATTTTGTCCTAGCTGTCCAAATGAATTAATTCCCCAAGTAAACAATGCTCCGTCACTACGTATTGCCGCTGAACTCCCAATAGACCCACCTGCATTGATTTTGGTCCAACTGAATCCTGTTTTACCGGTAGCAGTTAAGTAAGTACTTTGTAGAGTGTTATTTGTAAATGAACTAATTTGTACTGGGCTACTCTTGTTAGCCACAAACAGTTGACCAAGTTGTCCACTAGCACCTGCACCCCAACCATATAATACGTTGTCTGCGGTTAATGCTAAAGTTGTAAAGTCGGTTCCTGCTGTTATTCCACCTGCACTAACAGTAGTCCAACTACTTGTACCTATTTGAACTGGGCTACTACGATGTAATATAGTGTCATCACCCAAATTACCAACTGCGTTATTACCCCAAGTAAATAGTGCACCATCACTACGTATACCTGCAAAATGTCCGGCTGAGCTAGATAATGCAGTCCAACTATATGCGGTAAACGTATTAGCGGCAGGGTTACCCCAACCATACAATTTGTTATTTGTCTTTATACCTACATTATGGCTATAACCTGCACTAATTTTACTCCATGTATCTCCTGTGATTTGTGTAGGCATTGGTTGGTAGCTAGCAATTTGTACTGGACTAGATTTACTTACTACAGTATTATCACCAATAGCGCCGTAGCTAGCACCCGAACCCCAACCATAAAACAATAGATTACCATCGAGCACACCGTAACTATTAGTAGATCCAGTACCAATTATAGACCAACTACTTAAACTTACTAATGTTGGGCTAGATGTAGCAACAACAGAGTTAATACCTAATTCTCCGCTGCCGTTACCACCCCAAGTATATAGTAACTTAGTAGAAGTTAACCCTACCATATGGCTTTGACCAACAGTAATTTGTGACCAGCTACTTGTACCAAGTTGGGTTGCACTACTACGGTGGACTAGATCACCTAAACCTAATTGTCCATTAGCATTTTGCCCCCATACAAATAATAAACTATCACTGCGTATTGCAGCCGCAGTGTTTACATTCATTGATACTTGTGACCAAGACTCATTAGCAGTACGAATGAACACCGGGCTAGTAGATTGTGTAACAGTATTATTGCCTATTGCACCAACAGCATTTTGCCCCCATACAAATAATTGCCTGCTTGTGTTATCTATAGCTGCCGTATTAATATATAATCCACTAACCTTATACCAAGTACTAGTACCAATTTGTACCGGACTAGATCGGGAGATAGCAGTACTATCTCCTAATTGACCGTTTGTGTTTAGTCCCCAGCCCCATAATGTATTATCACTACGAATAGCAACTGAGTATTGATTACCTGCGTTAACACTTGTCCAACTACTAGTACCAATCTGTACTGGACTACTTCTAGGGAGAACATTAGTTAAACCTAAACCACCATTAGTATTAATGCCCCATGACCACAATGTATTATTGTTTAGTAGTCCTACCATGTGTGAGTAACCAACTGCTATTTGACTCCAACTACCTGCACCAAGTTTTACAGGACTAGATTTACTTACTACGGTATTATCACCTAACTGTCCGTTTGTATTAATTCCCCAAGTGAATAGTCCGCCGTCACTACGCAATGCGGCAGTTATAGCACCATTAGTACTAACCTGTGTCCAACTACTTGTACCAACTTGTACAGGACTACTACGAGCTACAAGATCACCTAGTCCTAGTTGACCACTAGCATTAATTCCCCAGGCAAATAAAGCACCACCAAGTCGTATTGCAGTTACAGTCGATATCCCTGCCGCAACACTTGTCCAACTACTAGTACCAATCTGTACTGGACTACTGCGTGGCAATACATCAGTTGTACCTAATTGTCCACTAGTATTTAGACCCCACACAAATAATGCTCCATCGTTACGTATAGCATATGTAGAAAAATCTCCCACTGCTACCTGAGTCCAACTGCTTGTGCCAATTTGTACTGGACTACTACGATGGATGATAGTATTATCTCCTACACCGCCGTTGTTATTAGTTCCCCACGTGAATAATGCTCCATCATTACGTATGGCTGCAGTCATACCATTTACACCACCGGAGCTTATTACAGACCAACTAAATGTTGTTGTTCCAGTTGCAGTTAAATAACTATTTTGCTGTGCAAGAGAATATATCGATCCTACTTGGGTTGGACTACTTTTATTGACAGTATCATTTAAACCAAGACCACCGATGCCGTTAATACCCCATGTAAATAACAAACCATCACTACGTATACCAGCCATAGTTGTAGCTGCCTTACTATTAATTAAAGTCCAACTACTTGTACCAATTTGTACTGGGCTACTTCTACTAAGTATTGTACTATCCCCTAGTTGACCACTAGTACCTAATCCCCAAGTCCATAAACTACCATCATTACGTATAGCCCCAAGTCCACCTACTTTACTCCAAGTAGTATCGGTACCAATTTGAACTGGACTACTGCGGTGGACTAAATCATTTAACCCTAAATATCCGTCAGTGTTGTTACCCCAAGCCCACAATGTACCATCACTGCGTATAGCTGTAGTCCAAGATGTTTCCGAATTAACCTGTATCCAACTACTAGAACCAACTTGTACTGGACTGCTTCTATGAAATATATCACTCAGTCCTAATTGTCCAGATTCGTTAGCTCCCCAAGTCCATAAACTACCGTCACTACGAATACCAGTGAATCGTAAATTTTGTCCAGTCAATATTGACCAAGATGTTGGAGAATTAACCGGCAATATAAAGTTTGTGGGACTTAATGTTGGATTATATGGCCATTGTTGATATTGTAATCCCCACCCATACAATGTATTATCTGATGCAATAGCAAGTGAATGTACGTTGCCAGCACTTATTTGTGACCAACTACTAGTACCAAGTTGTACTGGACTACTACGATGTAATCCCTCATTATTTACCTGATATGAACTATTATTACCCCAGGCAAATAATTTATTAGTACTAGAAATAGCAAGCACGTGACTTATACCTGCACTAACTTGTGACCAACTGCTAGCACCTATTTGTGTTGGGCTATTTGAGTATGGTGTTGCACCAACTTGTACTGGGCTACTACGATGTTCTAACCAACTACCTGATATAGTTGTTGGATTAAATGCTAATCCTAGTGCTCCATTAGTGTTATTACCCCATATATATGCTATACCAGTAGTTGTGATTGCATTGGTTATTCCTGAACCGGCAGCACTAACACTTGCCCAGTCGCTATTATTACCTATTTGAGTAGGATATGATTTACTAGTTGTAGAATTATCACCCAACTGTCCAAAAGTTGTATTAATTCCCCAAGTAAATAGTTTTCCATCGGATCTAATAGCTGATGACAAGCTTTGTCCAGCGCCAACGCTAATCCAGGAATCATTCATTGAGCGAATGAATACCGGGCTACTGCGGCTGGTAATTCCTAATATACCCAATTCTCCACTAGTACCAAGTCCCCAAGTAAATAATGCGTTACCTGTATCGGCTGCAGTAATACCTAAAATGTTAGTATAGCCAGTTACCATTGTCCAACTATTTGCACCAATTTGTACAGGGAATGATTTAGCAACTGTGGTACCATCACCCAATGATCCAGCAGTATTATTTCCCCAAGCAAACAGTAAACCATCACTTCGTATTCCTGATAATCCTGCAACAACTGTACCAATTGCAGTCCAAGAATCTGCTACTGAACGAATGAATACTGGGCTGGATCTACCGGCAACAACACCATTACCAATAACGCCATCCCCACCTGCAGTAGTTCCCCATGTAAACATTTGCCCATTTGCATCAAGTGCGACTATTGCACTACCTGCATTAACGGTAGTCCAACTACTTGTACCTGTAGTAAGTGTTGGACTAAAATATGTGTTCACTAGTGAGTTATTACCAAACTGTGCATTAGCTCCACTACCCCACATATATAGTAAATTACCACTTATACCGGCTGTGACTGTGCCGCCTGCAGTTACTACACTCCAACTACTTGTACCAATTTGTACAGGACTACTACGATGTTGGGTAGAATCCGGAGTTCCTAACACACCACTAGTACCTGCACCCCAAGTGAATAATGAACCATCACTGAGAATTGCTACTGTCCATGATAAACCAGATGCTACTGCAGTCCAACTGCTACTACCAATTTGTACTGGGCTACTACGATTTAGAGCAGTGCCATCACCTAGTTGTCCAAATGTGTTTACTCCCCATGCATATAATGCGCCAGTAGTACGTATAGCATTACTTCTATTATTTGCAGAATAAACTTTTGACCATGTGTTTTCAGTACCGATTTGTACTGGACTACTACGAGCTACTACTGTGTTTAATCCCAGTTGACCTACATCATTAGCACCCCAACTCCATAATGTACCATCACTACGAACCGCTAATACTGTACCGCCGGTAGTGTTAAACGGTCCTGTTGCAACAGCAGTCCAACTACTTGTACCAACTTGTACCGGGCTACTACGATGAGCCTGTGTACCATCACCTACAGTACCTGCAGTGTTAACTCCCCAAGTCCATAATGTATTATCACTACGTATGGCAGCCGTGAATGATGCTCCTGCTGATACTGTCAACCAGCTATTAGTACCAACTTGTACAGGACTACTACGATGCACTATGTCATTTAGACCTAATGCGCCATTGATGTTATTACCCCATGCAAACAATAAGCCGTCATTACGAATAGCAAACATTGTATTATTGGTATTTACCACAGTAGACCAACTGTAACCAGTCTTACTTGTCTTTGTCAAATATGCCTGTTGTTCTGCAGGTGAAGAGAACGAAACAATTTGTACAGGGCTATTACGAGCAACTACAGTTCTATCCCCTAATGCACCACCTGAACCAGAACCCCACGTGTACAATGTATTGTTAGCCATTATACCTGCTGTTGTACCAGATGCTTGTGTAGCAACAATATTCCAATTACTTGTACCAAGTTGTACAGGGCTACTGCGTGAAATTGAGTCACCGATGCCAAGCTCACCGGCTGTATTTAATCCCCATGCAAATAATTTACTATCAGTTCGTATTGCAAATGTGCTGTTACCATTTGCTGTTACTAATGTCCAGCTGTTACCCGTACCTACTTGTACTGGGCTACTTCTAGCGATAATATCGTTTACTCCAAGATTACCAGAACCATTGACTCCCCAACCATATAATTTTCCATCCAACGTAATAGCAAAGGTAGATGTAGCGTTAGTTGTACTATTAGATGGTACAACTGACCAACTACTTGTGCCTAGTTGAACTGGGCTACTACGATGTACTAAATCATTTAGACCAAGTTGACCATTAAAATTGCCACCCCAAACAAATAATAGTCCGTCACTTCTAATAGCGTAAGTATGGCTTATGCCAGCAGCAATACCACTCCAATTACTTGTTCCTATTTGTACCGGACTACTTCTGTGTAGAATATCATTTAAACCAAGTTGTCCGATACTGTTAGTTCCCCATGCAAATAACTTACTATCGCTACGAATAGCAAATGAAGTAGATGCACCTGCGGTTACTGTAGTCCAACTCAATGTTCTAGGTTTACCTGTACTAGTTGACCAAGCAATTTCATCAGCTAATGTAATTAGTGATGAAATTATTACAGGTAATAAGATTGTTCCTGGAGCATTACCTGTACCCAATTGACCATTATCATTATTGCCCCAACCGTATAAAACATTGTCCATGGTTAAAGCTAATGTATGAGTAGAGCCGGTGCTTATCATAGTCCAGCTACTTGTACCAACTTGTACTGGACTTGATTTTAGTATGACGGTGTTGTCCCCCAATTGACCAACATCATTATTACCCCATGACCATAATGTTTTATCATTACGAATGGCCGCGGTAAATGTATCACCCTGTGCAACTTGGTACCAAGTATTAATAGTTGCATTTACTTGCACTGGGCTACTAGTATCTACTACACTGTTAATACCTAATTCACCGACTGTATTACCGCCCCATGCGTATAAATACCCATTACCATTAGTGTAGTCCTGTATTATTCCCATGCGTCCAGCAACCATAGTCCAACTACTTGAACCAATTTGTACTGGACTAGATTTATTTACAATTGAGTTGTCACCTAATCCACCATACGTATTATTACCCCAAGTAAATAAGGCTCCATCACTTCTTATTGCAGAAACAACGTATGCATTTCCAATATCACCAGATTGTCCTGCACTAACCATAATCCAGCTACTTGTACCAACCTGTACTGGACTACTGCGATGTACTGTGTCATTAAGGCCCAATTGTCCTTGGCTATTAAGTCCCCATGACCACAAATAATTATTAGTGTCAATACTAAAAGCATTACCGAAGCCTGCCGCTAGTTGTTTCCAACTACCGGTACCTATTTGTACTGGACTACTTCTATTAATACCATCATTCTCTCCTAACTCCCCTACGGTATTTTTACCCCATGACCACAATGTTCCATCTAATCGTATACCATAGGACGATGAATCCAATCCTGACACCGCTGAGGTCCAAAGTAAATTACCAATCTGTACTGGACTACTACGAGCTACAACAGTATTATCTCCTATTTGTCCTGAATTATTGAAACCCCAAGCCCATAACGTACCATCAATACGTATAGCGATGGGAGTTAGTCTTCCAGCAGAAACCATATTCCAGCTACTTGTACCAACCTGTACAGGACTACTTCTGAGAAGACCACTAACGTTTGCACCTAATGCACCTAATGAATTATCAGTTCCCCATGACCAAAGTGATTTGTCACTACTACGTATAGCAAATAAAAATCCTTGTCCAGCACTAACCATAGTCCAACTACTAGTACCAATCTGCACAGGGCTACTACGATGTATTTGATTATTTGTACCTAATTGACCGTATGTATTACTACCCCAAGACCATAAACTACCATCACTTCTTATGCCTGCCGCAGTTTGTGTGCCATCTACTGGCATACTAGATCCTGATAGATATGTCCAACTTAATAAATCTTTACCTAACTGTATTGGTTGGGATCTATTTATAACATTATTTTGTCCTAATTGACCACTAGTCCCTAGACCCCAAAGCCAAAGTGTATTATCATTACGTATACCAGCGACATGGTTTGAGTTAAAACTTCCTTCACCTATACTTGTCCAAGAATCATTCATAGAGCGAATGAATACAGGTGTAGACATAGTTACCATGTTACCGTCACCTATTTGGCCGTCAGTACCAATACCCCAAGTATATAATTGACCGGCTGAAGTAATACCCATACCGCCTGATGACCCAGCCGGTACTATAGTCCAACTACTAGTAGTAACTTGTAATGGTAATGATTGGTTACCTGGGTTGCCACCTAACGCACCAAATCCATTATATCCCCATCTAAATAACAAACCATCACTACGCACAGCTCCATATTCATCTGTACCTGAACTTACATAAGTCCATGAATCAAATATACCTGCACGAATAAATACTGGGCTAGAACGTTGCAATATAGTATTATCACCTACACCACCTTGTGTGTTGCCTGCCCAAGTAAACAACACACCGTTACTATCTATTGCAGTAGCTCCATTAACAAAAGTCCAACTACTACTACCTATTAGTACTGGGCTGTTTTTATTAGCAGTTGTATTATCACCCAATTCGCCGTTAGTATTTAAACCCCAAGCAAACAATGCACCATCATTACGTATTCCATACATAGTAGATGTCCAACTGTTGACATAATTCCATGTATTAGTTCCAACTTGTACGGGACTGCTACGATGCACTGAACTGGCTGCCCCTAATTGACCAGACCCATTAGCCCCCCAAGTAAACAATGCACCATTACTACTTATAGCACCAGTGAATGACCCGCCTAACGCAACCATAGTCCAACTACTTGTGCCTAGTTGAACTGGGCTACTACGAGCTACTGCATCATTAAATCCTAACTGCCCCAGTGTATTATCACCCCATATAAATAAAGCACCGTCTGTTCGTATGGCAGCTAAATTTGTACCAAAATTAGTGCCGCTTGCTACCATAGTCCAACTACTACTACCAACTTGTACCGGACTACTTCGATTTACTGCGTCATTTAGTCCTAATTGGCCTACTGTATTAGCTCCCCAAGCCCATAAACCACCGCCACTTTTAATAGCGGCCATCGGTCCTATGGATGATCCGGATGCTAGTTTTATCCAATCAGTATCAGTACCGACCTGTACCGGGCTACTGCGATGTATTTGATTATTTTGTCCTAATGAACCTTCATCATTACGACCCCATGTCCATAATGTTCCATCTATTTTGATTGCGGCTGCATATGATGTGCCTCCAGCAATTGCAGCCCAACTACTTGTACCGATTTGCACAGGGCTACTACGATGTACTAAATCATTTAGACCTAATTGTCCTATAGTATTTTGTCCCCATGAAAATAACAATCCATCACTACGTAATGCCAATCTAGTATTACTACCTGTAGTAAATGTCAAATTGGCTACAGTAGTCCAACTAAGCGGTGTTACTCCTATGGTAGTTAAATATGTTTGTTGTTGTGCTGATGTTCTAATTGAAGTTATTTGTACTGGACTACTTTTGTTTATCCCCAGTCCTTCACCAAGATAGGTACCTGTGCCCCAAGAATACAACGCACCATCTGTAGTTATTCCCATTGTGACACTTGTTCCACTAGTGACCATAGTCCAACTACTTGTACCAATTTGTATTGGGCTAGATTTTGCAACTAATGTGGTGTCACCCAATTGACCATTAGTATTAACACCCCACGTAAATAAGTTACCTGTAGTAGTTATGGCGGCGGTCATGCCAGAACCAGCACTGACCATAGTCCAACTACTTGTGCCTAGTTGAACTGGACTACTGCGATGTACACCAACGTCATTGAGACCTAATTGTCCATTAGTGTTATTTCCCCAAACCCATAATGCACCGTTTGTGTCTATGGCAGCAACGTTATCCTGACTAACCGCACCGTTAGTTATTACTTTACTCCAAATAGTAGCGGTACCAACTTGTACTGGACTACTTCTATTAATAATGTTATTTGATCCCAACTGCCCGGCTGCATTATACCCCCATGACCACAAAGTATTGTCTGCTCGTATTGCAAGTGTAGCAAATCCGTTAGCAGATACGCTAGACCAACTGCTAGTACCAACTTGTACTGGGCTACTACGTCTAACAATATCATTTAATCCCAAATTACCATAAGTATTAAGTCCCCAAGCAAATAATGCACCATCATTTCTTATAGCAAACATTGACCATGCGGCACCATACGATACTGCTGTCCAACTAAGTTGTGTAGTAGCTATACTAGATACATATGACTGTTGGATTTGAACTGAAGTTAATGAACCAGTTAAGGTAGGGCTTGAAAGATTATTTGTATTATTATTACCTCCTTGCCCTTGACCAGCACTACCCCATACCCACAGTGTACTATCAGAACGTAGTGCTGTGCGTGTTGTTCCGCCACTTCCGCCTAATGCAGACCAAGTACTTGTACCAATTTGTACTGGACTACTGCGATGTACTGTGTCATTAAGGCCCAATTGTCCTTGGCTATTAATACCACCGATAGCCCACATTGTACCATCAGATTCTATACCTATAGTATTTCCGGCCAGTACTTGAGTCCAACTGTTTGCCGCCCAAGATGATAACATACTATTATTACCAAGTTGACCGTTAAACCCTAATCCCCAAGCAAACATTAATCCATCATTATTAATAGCATAAGAAGTATCACCGTTAGTACTAACCGCACTCCAATTATTAACACCTATCTGTACTGGGCTACTACGATGTGCTAATGTAAGATCATTATTGCCTAATTGACCATATGTATTGGCGCCCCATCCAAATAGTTTACCGTCACTACGAATACCTATAGTATGACTTAATCCACTTGCAACTTGGCTCCATGATTGTGTACCGATTAATACTGGACTAGATTTAAAAACTGTATTTTCTGTTCCGAGTTGACCCCAAGTGTTGTCACCGAACATATATAATGATTCAATATCACCGCCGGTTGATGGTTGGACTGTTAATAACCATTTTTCTAATAACATATTTTAACCACCAAACATAGGCCAAATAATATTAAAAGGATCTGTCTGCGTAGTAATATCTGCTAATGCTTGCATATATGCATCCATTAATGTTAAATCATCTACAGTGGGTTCACCTAATCTAAGTTGTCTATCATATCGAGTGTATCGCCATTCAAAATCTTTCATCTTTGTATCACGTTCACCTCTTATCAAATTCCATTGATCTCTAGTACGTAGTTCTTGTTGTAGCTGTATATCTTCAGGCGAGGGTTCGTATATCACTGATTTAGGTAGCTCAATAATATCCATTGTTTCATACGCAACACCATCAGTAAAATACTGTCTAGGATTATCTATTTTTTGTGTTTCTGGATTATATTCAGGGTATGCTTTTACTAATGTATACCAACCAAATGATAAACGTTCTTCTTCTGTAAGTGCATAAAAATTACTGATATTTTTCCAATTATTTGGAATAAGGTCGTATACACCTTCTATATTACCGTCAACAATATGAGCATAATTAGCCATTATAAATTTTGTCCTGAAACAAATGCCTGCCAATTTATACCACCATCAGTAGTAAAAAAGGTGAATACATCTTCTTTGTTATTACTTGATGTTAATGTAGGAGCAGTTCCTCCTGGCCAGTGAAAGCTAGCAGGCCAAGTAACTGAACGAGCAGTACCATCAGCAGTGAAAACTAGTACAAATGAACTTGCTCTACCTGCTGATTGTATGTTAGAGAATGTGATAGATGTGATGTTAGAATTTAAAGCGACATTGAATACAGTAGCGATGTTTAAATTTAGTGCTAAAACGCCGGCACTAATAGTAGCAGTCGCACTAACTTCTGCTGAATTGTTTGGTAAAAATACCTTATTGTCGTCAATTACGGTCGACCCGATTACTTTAATTGCCATCTTCGCTCCTTTGAACTCGGCTACTACTATTTATCTTTTTTTGAGAGCGTCTATATCCTCTTGCTGTTTTTTAACAGCCTCGATTAAGAATGCTATAATGGGTATATAGTTAACAGCTTTTTTACCTTGACTATTAGTACTTACTAACTCTGGTAATATTTTTTCAACCATTTGCGCCATTAAACCATATGATTTTTTCTTACTGTCTGTCCAATTGAAACCCATACCAAACAACTGTGACAATATTGACATTGGATCTGTGATTGATTGAGGGTTCTCTTTTAGTGTTGCGTCAGACAATGTGTTTAAATCCTGTACAGTTAATTGTCCTGTACTTGGAATAAACTGTAGTTTAGTTGTTGTTATACCAGCAGTTAATAACCCACCAGAAGTACTTGTTGCATATACAGGGTAAAAAGTTGAACCAGAACTTGTATTATCAGTGATTATTGGAGTGGCTTGGGCCCAAGTTACATTTCCAGAACCATTTGTCTGTAAAAATTGATTAGCGGTCCCGTTAGCAATACGTAAGTTAGCTACTGCACCCAAGTTAATATTGCTTGAGTTTTGAAACTCAACTGTTGTCACGTTTGCAAAGTTAGCTACATTAGCAGTAAAGCTAATATTAGCCGTTGCATTGCTTACTGTTAAACCAGTTAGTGTACCAACACTTGTAATGTTTGGTTGACTTGATGCCCCTGATACAATTGTACCATAGAAGTAATTAGCACTAATATAGTTAGCACCAATAATGTTACCGCCTGCGCCCGCACCAGCAATAATATTACCTGTAATATTAGCATTGCCTGCAACGTTTGCACCAGTGCTTGTAACAATCAATACATTAGCATTACCGCCAACGCCAACTGTTACATTTCCGTTAGCAGCCGGTATGCTTATGTTACTATTGCCATTACTGAATACACCTGTAAAATAATTTGCACTAATTAAGTTAGCACCTGTAATACTACCACCAGTACCAGATCCTGCACTAAGATTGCTAACTGCTACGTTACCGCTATAGTTTGCTGTATTACCAGTTAATAATCCCGACACAGTTAAACTTGATAATGTACCAACACTTGTAATATTTGGTTGTGAGGCTGTTGTTAATGTACCAGTAAATGTATTAGCACTAATATCATTAGCTCCGGATATATTGCTGCCTGTTAATGTTACATTACTACCAAATGCTACGTTGCCTGTAATATTAGCAGTACCATTAATATTTGCACCCGTGCTAGTTACAACTACAATGTTTGCGTTACCACCTACACTTGTAGTTACATTTCCACCGGCTGTCGCAATGTCAACAATACTTGTACCGTTACTAATATATGCGGCGCCGCCACCGCCGCCAGCAGGAACCCAACTTAAGTTACCAGCACCGTCTGTTTGTAATACATAGCCATTAGTACCGCCCGTAATACGTACATTAGCAACTGTACCTAACGATACATTAGCACCGCTTAGTGCTACATTACCGGTAGTATTTAATGTACCGGCAACATTAACACCGGTGCCAGTAATTACCATAATTGTATTGCCAACTGCAGTAAAATTAATATTACCATTTGCTGTAGGTATATTTACAGTACTATTACCATTTGCAATATTACTTCCGCCACCTCCTCCGGATTGTGCTACCCAACTTAATGTCCCTGAGCCATCTGTTTGTAATACATAACCACTAGTACCACCCGAGATATGCAAATTACTAACTGCGCCCAATGTTACGTTAGCAGAGGTTGTAAAATCAACTATTCCTGTTGCGTTACTTACTGTTAAACCAGTCAACGAACCAACTGAAGTTATATTTGGTTGTGCCGCTGTTGTCAATGAACCAGATACTGTAGTAAAATAACCACCGGTAGCACCTATATTACCTGCGTTAGCATTACCCGTAGCATTTAATGTTCCTGCTACATTAGTACCAGTGCCAGTTACAATCATAATGTTTGCGTTACCGACTGCGCTAAATGTTATATTCCCGTTAGCAGAGGGAATATTTACATTACTATTGCCATTTGACATACTTGCCGGGGTCACATCAACACCCGTTAAGAAAGCACCATTACCAATGAAGTATGGAGCATTAACATTACCAGTAATATTTGCATAGCCTGCAACGTTAACACCTGTACCGGTAATTTTCATTATATTAGCATTGCCAACCGCATTGAATGTGATATTCCCGTTAGCGGTTGGAATATTTACATTACTATTGCCATTTGAAATATTAGCTGGGTTTGTGTCTACACCGGTTAAGAATGCACCATTACCGATGAAGTACGGGGCATTAATGTTACCAGTGACATTTGCATAGCCTGCAACGTTAACACCGGTACTCGTTACAACCATAATGTTTGCGGTACCGGCTACACTAGTAGTTACATTTCCACCTGAGGTTGCAATAGTTAAATTACTTGTTCCATTGACCACTCTACCGGCAGCATCTATTCCGGTCAACTGACTACCATTACCAATAAAGTAATTACCGGATATATTACCGGCAACATTAATACCGACACCAGTAATAACCATTGTTGTGTTACCGGCAGCTGTTAGGTTAATATTTCCATTTGCACTTGGGATATTTACGTTACTATTGCCATTTGAGTGTGGTCCTAATATATTACCAAATGAACCATTACCTGTTACGGTTACACTATATAATGTACCTAGTGAAGTAATATTTGGTTGTGCATTTGTATATACTGTACCTGAAATTAGAGCATTACCTACTTGTCCAGAGATGTTACCGGCTGGTAAACTTGTTAGATTTGCACCTGATCCGCTGAAGAAATTAGCTATTGCTAGATTACCCAAATTAGCGTTTAATGAAGATAGGTTACCCGTAGCATTTACGTTATTGAACGTAAAATTTTCTGTTGAATCTATGACGTACGGTTCTATCTGTATTAAAGCCATCTTTTATCCTGTTATACTATATTTAGTCTTTTTATTCATGGTATGTTATCTGTTTAATATATCGGGAATGCACTTGTTGGTGGTGTGAAGTTACTTGTATAACGAGCATAACCTTTTGTTATTCTTAAATCGTCTATGTAGCCAGTGTAATAAAAATTACCGCCTACCATTTCATACCCAACTACTGCACCATTTTGAATAAAGCTGGTACTATTAGTTGTTGATCCATTTAAAATCCCGTTTTGATAGATTGCCAGTGTAGTTCCGGATCGAACAACAGCAATGTGTGTCCAAGTGGTAAGAGATATTGCGTTAGTTGCTAATAAAAGTTGAGTAGTTTCATTGGTTACTCTTACTTTATTTGCATTACTAATTTGTATATGAAGGGCGTCTCCTGTACCAGTTGTTGATGAAATAAACATTGCGCCAAAATTTTGATTTGTTGTAAGGTATAGCCAACCTTCAATTGTAAAATCTCCAGTGCCAAAAGCATATAGTGGATTTGATCGTAAACTTAAATAATCCCCGGTACCATCAAAATACATACTACTCCCACCGAATTTACTTATTGCTGTACTTAGTTGTGCATTACCAACTGTTTCCATGTTATTCATCATTGCGGCATCGTATATACCAGCACTGGTCATATTAGTTAGTAGACTTGTGTTTTGTACTGCGGTTAAGGGTGCAGATGGTGGTACAAAGTTACTGGTGTAAACTGCTGTACCCCTAACAATTCTTACATCTGACATATAACCTAAGGTAAAACCGCTACTACCGCCTCTTGAACCTATATATACTGGTCTTGTAGCATCTCCTAATGTTCCGGAGAAAGTTAATGGAGTACCCACTGATACTCCGTCAATGTATAATGAGCAAGTTGTCCCCGATCTAACTGCGGCAACATGGTACCATCTATTTGCAACTGGAGTGGGCCCATTAACATATGATGCAGCACTACTCGGATAATATTGAAATGACGGGGCTATAAGAATAGTCCAATCAGGAGCCGCACTTGATACATAATTTGCAACTAAATCCTGTACACCAGCAACACTTGTAAAATATATCCAAAATTCTATAGTATAATTACCTGTGAATTGAAATGCTGGATTTGCAGGTACACTCAAAGTATCTCCAGTACCATCAAAGTACCCACTACCGCCTATTGTACTAACCGTATAGCCATTTGTAGTTGCACTAGTAAACCCGAATGGATTTTGTTGAGTTGGTTGACTATTACCAAATGCAGTGATTGTAAAGTTGTTTGTACTGTTATCTATAAATGTAGGTGATTGACATGTCAATAAACTTGTATTGGCAATTGCAGTTAGTGGACTTGTTGGAGGAGTAAATGCACCTGTGTATACTGCGGTACCTTTAACAATACGAATGTTTGACAAATAGCCAATGATTGGATATACAGCATCAACTGTAAGACCAATTCGTAATGACCCAGTTGGACTTATGTTTGTTGAATTTGTAGTGCTTAATCCACTTACACCATTTACATAGATAGATAAATTTGTTCCAGATCTAACTATAGCAACATGATTCCAAGCATTAATATTTATAGCAATACTGCTGGTTAAATCTGAGGTAATTAAAATATAAGGTTGATTACTAGAGTTAATAAGACATGCCCATGGACTTGCTGTTCCTGATGTTCTAGTATCCAAAACTGTTCTATAACTTCCGGATACTGTTTGATAAATCCAATATTCAATTGTAAAATCACCAGTACCAAATTGATATGCCGCGTTTGCAGGAGCAGTTAAATAATCCCCACTACCATCAAAATAACCACTATAACTTGTTGGGGTCAATGATGATGGATTGAATGGTGAGAAACGCTGTACCGAAACATCACCGTTCTTTGTGATAGTAAAGTTGTTTATACTAGTATCTATTATACGATTACTTTGGCAGGTTAATAAACTTGTATTTGTGATAGGTGTTAGTGGTGTTGTGCTGGGTGTAAATGTAGTTGTATATAGTATTGATTTGGTAACTCTAAAGTTACTGATATAACCATTAAATGAGCCATCACCGCCGGCATTGATTGTGCCTATGTCAAAATTTGAACCAGCAGAATATCCACCGGCATATGTCCCGGAAGCATTTAAAGTTCCGTTAATAAAAACTTTGATATTGCCGCTACTGAATGTGCAAGCAAAATGTTGCCATTGATTTGCTGTAACTGTAAATGTGGGATTATCACTGCCAGCCACTTTGCCAATTCTATTAGCAGGCCAGTTTCTCATAATGTCCCCTTCATTGGGCCCGCCATCAAATAACCCAATTACTGTGCTAGATAAAGGATATATCCAACATTCAATGGTAACATCACCGCTAGCAGTTAAAACCCCTGCTCCTGCTTTTCTTATATAATCACTAGCACCATCAAAGTAGTTACTCCAGTTACCACCATAAGGACTAAATGTACCTTGAGTAGTATTACCCGCTCTTGTTACTAAAAAGTTATTTGTACTGTTATCTAAGAAAACACTATTATTTACTGATTGATTGTTTTGTAATACTAATAAACTTGTATTTGCTATTGCTGTTAATGGAGCAGAGGGTGGAGTGAAATCTGTAGTATAAACACCTGTGCCTATTACAAACCTCATATCTGATAGATATCCAACAATACCGCCTGACCCACTGGAACTAACGCCTATATAAACTGCTGAAGCATTGTATGTTCCTGTACTTGCCGACGAGTACCCAGAAACACCATTAATAAACATTTTTAATGTTCCTGCGGTACGACTGATAGCAACATGATTCCAGGTATTAACAGTAACTGTATTTGTTGTAGCAATATCAACCGGTAAATAAAAATGAACTGTGCCGTTGGCGGCAATATATATCTGCCCAAATATTGCAGTAACACTTGATCTGAAATCAATAATCGCTGGCGTATTGGCCAATGTTGTTGGATATACCCAAAAGTCAATAGTAAAAGCACCTGTACCAAATTGTGCTGAATTTATTGGTACATCTAGATAATCATTACCATCAAAGTATCCACTACCATATGTACTATAGCTACTGTTTGGTACAAAGGGATCAAATGAACTTATTAATGTATTGCCTACAACTGTCAAAGTTTTTGGTGAAGAACTATTGTCAACAAAGGTATTTGATTGACAAGTCAATAATATTGTCCCACTGATCGCAGTCAATGGTGTGGTTGATGGTGTGAACGCTGATGTGTAAACAGCAGTACCATTTACAATACGCAAATTAGAAATGTTGCCTAAATATTCTACACCTGTGCCGCTGTTATATAGTTCATAACCGATGTAAGAAGCAGTACCACCAATGCTTATTGCACTAGTAGATGTACCTTGAACTACACCATTTACATAACCGGTTATAGTACTACCCGAGCGCACAAATGCAACATGAGTCCATGAGTTAGCAACAACGCTTGTTCCTGTTCCAGTAAAAATTGCAGTATTACTTGCAAATAAATATAATTTTCCTGAAGTGTTTATTGCAAAGAGCCCGCCCGGACTGAATCTATCATCTCCCATGCATACAATTGGTCTTGTTGTTGCTAGGCTTCCAATATAAACCCATGCTTCTAATGTGAAATCACCAGTAAGACTAAAGTTTGAACCTGATAAAACAATTCTGTCTCCACTACCATCAAAGTAGTTGGAATAATAACCCGGTGTATATGGATTAAAACTATTTGGCTTAGTGTCACCATTAATAGTCACCGCAAAGTTATTTGTACTAGCATCATCTACAAATGTTGTACTTGCACCCGGTATCAATAATGTGTTGTACTCAAAGTAAGGATCATTCGCTACTGTAATACTCCAATTGATAGTTCTTACGGCACTACGATTTGTTGTTGCAGCCGTAGCTGTTAACAATGTACTACTATCGGCAATAACAGTTGGTGTACCTGCTATATTAGAACCAGTTAAACTCAATCCAGTCGGCAATGCATTTGCACTATATGTAACATTATAACCAGCGGCATCAGTAGCACTTAATGTTACATTGGCTATAGCACTATCTACAGCACTTGTATATGTTGTATTATTTGCTGGACTAACCCAAGTAACAGCATCAACATTGATTGTTAAACTAAAACTTCTTGTACTATCTTGTAATTGTGCATCAGTTGCTTGTATCGTAAATGAATATGTTGTACTACTGCTATCAACAGGAGCTGTGCCAGTTATGACACCGTTAGCATATAATGTAGAACCAGTCGGTAATGATCCAGAATATAATGAATACGTGATTGGTGCATCACCTGAAGCTATAACAGTATTTGATATACTTGTTGTTTCATAATAACTGCCTAATGTACCAGCACTTGTTGTCCATGTTGGTAATACACTATAGATAATACCGGGAATATATATTGCTGTACCACCGTCTGGGTTTACAACATAGATTGTATATGTGCCTGCACTTTTTGCAGGACTTGTAAAAGTTAAACGATTAGCACTACTAAATGTTACTACTGCTACTGCACTACCATCAAATGTAATAGTTGCACCAGCTAAAAAGCCAGTACCATTAATCTGTACTGTTTGTCCGCCGGCTGGATCTAATGCTGTGTCATCTAACCCACCAACACTATATCCAGAGATAGTTGGCGGTAAAGGTTTTTGTGCGTTAACAAAACTTACACTGGTTACGGTGTCATTGATAACTGAGGTTATACTCATGTTAATTCAGACCCAAATAAACTAAAACTTACAGTTGTTGTATTAGCTCTTACTGTTATTACATCTGTTGTAGCCAATGTAATACCAATAGTCATTGTAATACTATCATTAGCATTTAAGTTACTATCGTATGAAATATATTGTGAAGCTCCAATTGATGCTCCGGCCGGTCTTACAGCAATACGAAATGTTGCGGCACTCGCTGCCTGATTACAAATTACGATTGTACTACATACTGCTGAAGTAGTTGCTGGTACTGTGTACAAATCTGTGTTTGTATTTGCTGCCGGGTTACTTTGCCCTAAAACTTTATATGTGATTGCCATGTTATTTCCTTATGCTCCCATTAACAAGAATGGACTTAATAAATCTTGCGCTGTTATTCCACCACCACCGCCACCGTTACTAGAAGTAAATGTTGTTACTTCAATAGGTGCTGTATTTGCCGGTGCAGAACTAAACGTGATTATGTTACCTGTTAATGAATATACTGTTCTTGGCTGGAACAAACCAGCAAGACTTACAAGTGTGCAATTTATGTTTGCCGGTGTAGTTGATAGGGTAAAACTTGTTTGTACCCCATTACCAGTAAAGTTATCTACACCGATACTTGTACTTGATCCTATTACCCAATTTAGATTGCCGGCGCCATCGGTGCTTAATACATATGTATTTGAACCACCGGTTATGTGTAAATTACTTACATTTCCTAAACTTACATTAGCACCACTAAGTGCTACATTACCAGTAGTATTCAATGTACCGGCAACATTAACACCGGTACCGGTAATTACCATATTTGTATTACCAACTGCAGTAAAATTGATATTGCCGTTTGCTGTTGGGATATTTACGTTACTGTTTCCATTACTAATACTACTTCCGCCGCCACCGCCCCCTGTTTGTGCTACCCAAGAAAGATTACCTGAACCATCTGTACTTAATACATATGCATTTGTACCACCTGATATGTGTAGGTTACCTACTGCGCCTAACGTGACGTTAGCTGTAGTTGTAAAATCAACTATACCGGTTGCATTGCTTATTGTTAAGCCAGTTAAACTGCCAACTGATGTAATATTTGGTTGTGCATTTGTATATACAGTACCTGAGATTAATGCATTAGCTACTTGACCAGAGACATTTGCACCTGCTACGCTATTAGCAGTTGATGCAAATGTTGCTAAATTAGCTGTTCCGTAGAGAGTACCAATAAAGAAATTAGCTGTTACTGCATTACCTAAGTTAGCATTACCAGATGTAATATTACCAGTAACTGCTAAACTTGTTAATGTACCAGTACTAGTAATATTTGGCTGTGCATTTGTATATACTGTGCCTGCTACTAATGCATTAGCTACTTGACCAGAGACATTACCGCCGGCTACACTGTTTGCAGTTGATGCAAATGTTGCTAAATTAGCTGTTCCGTAGAGAGTACCTACAAAGAAATTAGCTGTTACTGCATTACCTAAGTTAGCATTACCAGATGTAATATTACCGCTAGCAGTAAATGTATTAGCTGAAACAACATTTACATTGCTGATGTTACCACCACTACCCGTAGTTGATAAATTAGCTACTGTAGTATTACCACTTACATTTAATGTACCGGCAATATTTGCACCTGTGCCAGTTACAACTAATATATTGGCATTACCGGCTACGCTTGTGTTGACGTTTCCGTTTGCAGTTACCGTTACATTACTATTCCCATTTACAATTGTATTACCTGCACTTACAATAATACCTGTTAATAAACTACCGTTACCACTAAAGAAATTAGCTGTTGCTAAGTTACCTAAGTTAGCATTACCGGCTGTTATGTTACCAGTTACTGCTAAACTTGTTAACGTACCAGTACTAGTAATATTTGGTTGTGCATTTGTATATACAGTACCTGAGATTAATGCATTAGCTACTTGCCCAGAGACATTTGCACCCTGAATATTACTTAAATTATTTCCTGATCCAATAAAGAAATTAGCTGTAACAGCATTTCCTAAATTGGCGTTACCTGCAGTTATGTTGCCGGACGCAATGAATGTGTTTGCTGAGATGACATTAACATTAGATACATTACCACCCGAACCACTTGTGATTAAGTTCCCGACTGTTGTATTACCTGTTACATTTAATGTACCGGCTACATTAACGCCTGTGCCAGTTACAACTAATATGTTTGCATTACCGATTGCACTAAAGTTTATATTACCATTAGCACTTGGTATACTAATATTACTATTACCATTTGCTACACCAGAAGATGTAATTCCAGTTAAATAGATACCATTACCTGTAAAGAAATTAGCTGTGACTGTGTTGCCTAAATTAGCATTGCCAGATGTAATATTACCCGTAACTGATAAACTTGTTAACGTACCAGTACTAGTAATATTTGGTTGTGCATTAGTTGTTACTGTGCCGGCGGTAGTTGCTGTTATTGTTCCTGTTATATTTGCGGCAGCTACACTATTTGCTGTTGTAGCATAAGATACTGCTCCGGTTACATTAGCTCCGGCTATGGCATTTAATCCAGATCCATTACCAGTAAATACACCGGTATTAGCAGTGACGTTTGCGGCAGTTATATTACCATTTACTGATAAACCTGTTAATGTTCCTAAACTTGTGATTTGTGTTTGACTAGCATTGACACTAAATGTAGTACCGGTTAATGTTAGACCAGTACCTGCTTGATATGTACCAGCACCGGAAAACTGAGTGAATTCAATATTATTGCCAGGAGTACCAATTGCACTAATTGTGCTTGTTTGTACCCAACCGGTATTGTCATATAGTGTACCACCTATACAGAATACAAAATCACCGGCTTCTACTTCCGGTACACTGTTGTAATCAGCGGCACGTGTAATAGCAGTAACATTACTCCAAGTATAGATACCATTAAAAACTGCATTAGCTTCATTTTTTACTAAAATACGAGTACCACTAGTTTGTACATTTACTCCATCTATTAAGTTGAAAATACCAGTGGTAGTTAAAGTTGCACCTACACCACTAGAGCCGTTATTGTATGTTATCGTTCCACCAGTAATAGTTGCTAATGTATCTGGTGTTGCGGCTGCTACTGAATCGTGTACGTTTAGTCCTTGGGCAACGTCATCAACATATTGTTTTGTTGCGGCATCAGTACTTGCAACCGGTGTCGCAAGATTTGTAATATTGAAGCTGTTCATATTGACGTTTGCGCCAAATGAACCTGATCCTGATACTGTTATACTAGTTAAAGTACCGGTACTTGTTATATTTGGCTGTGAGGCTGTCGTTAACGAACCACTTAATGTTGTTGCAGTAACACCGGTTACACCTAAATTACCTAGATTAGCGTTACCAGTAACATTTAATGTACCGGCAACATTAACACCGGTACCGGTAATTACCATATTTGTATTACCAACAGCAGTAAAATTAATATTACCATTAGAGCTTGGTATATTTATATTACTATTGCCGTTTGATAATCCAGCAGTTGTTATTCCTGTTAAATATACACCATTACCGGTAAAAAAGTTAGCTGATACATTATTACCCAAGTTAGCATTACCCGCAGTGATATTACCACTAGCAATAAATGTATTAGCTGAGATAACATTAGCATTGCCAATATTACCGCCTGAACCAGATGTAACAATATTGCCAACTGTAGCATTACCTGTTACTGTTAAACTACTTAATGTGCCGACTGATGTAATATTTGGCTGTGCATTTGTATATACTGTCCCGGATATTAATGCATTACCTACTTGACCAGAAACATTAGCACCAGCGACTGCATTTGCAGTAGTTGCATATGTTGCTAGATTAGCTGTTCCGTAGAAATTACCAATGAAGTAGTTAGCGGTTACTGCATTGCCAAGATTAGCATTGCTAGCTGTAATATTACCACTAGCAGTAAATGTATTAGCGGAAACAACATTTACATTACTGATGTTACCACCACTACCTGTAGTTGATAAATTAGCTACAGTGGTATTACCACTTACATTTAATGTGCCGGCTACGTTAACACCTGTACCAGTTACGACTACAATATTAGAATTACCCACAGCACTCATTGTAATATTGCCATTTGCAGTAGCAATACTTACATTACTATTGCCATTGCTAATATTACTTGTAGAACCTGAACTTACGGTAGACCAACTTAATATACCTGCACCATCGGTTTGTAGATATTGACCATTAGATCCACCTGTAATATGTACATTTGCAACTGGGCCTAATGCTACATTACTTGCCCCGGTTAAATCAGCAGTACCAGTTGAAGTCAAACCAGTTAGAGTACCTACACTTGTAATATTTGGTTGTGCATTTGTATATACAGTACCTGAAATTAGAGCATTAGCTACTTGGCCAGATACGTTACTACCCTGAATATTACTTAAATTATTACCTGAACCAATAAAGAAATTTGCAGTTGCCGCGTTACCCAAATTAGCATTATCTGTGAAAATATTGGCAAAGGTGTAGTTAGCGGTTGCATCTAAATTAAACGGTTGTAACTTTGTAATTGCCATGTAGTAAATCTCTTAATATAATCTATCTATGTATTTAATCCAATTTAATCTATAAAGTTTATGCTGTTATTTCAATCCAAGCAGTAGTATCTTCATCCCAACTATAGATTTTATCATCAGTTGGCATTGGTGTAGGCGCTTCATACAAACAACTAGTTTCATTTAATACCCAACTGTTAAAGGGTTTAGGTGGTATAAATGCATCTCTAGTACTATCATATGTATAGCCTATACCTGCATAATTTTTACGTAATGGTGTACCACCTAATAAGTGTACACCACCCGATGTGTTATAGCTTGTTTGAATCCAGCTATTTGGATCACCGAATAGACCAGTATCTACTACATCTTGTTCTATTACGATTACCTGTGTTACGATGTTATTTTCATCTATTTGTGCAAAATGACTCATTGTTTATTTTCCTTTAATTAAAATGTTATTGAACCTGAACTGGTCCATTGATATACTCTATATCCACCTGCAGTTGTTATTGTTGGGCTACCAGTTGTTGTTGTTGCGGCTGCAAATGTGTCTGCATAGCGAATGATTACGATGCCGGAACCACCAGCTGATCCGTTAGCCGATGATCTACCATTACCTCCACCGCCACCACCGGTATTTGCAGTGCCGGCTGTAGTGCCACCGTTCTCTCCTCCACCGGTTCCACCTCCACCGGTTCCACCTGCTGCACCAATATTGTTTCCGCTACCTCCACCACCACCTGCATAGTAAGTACTTGTACCACTAATTGAACTAGCTAAACCAATACCACCGGCTCCACCATTAACACTAGTAGGTGCGGCTGTACCTACAGCACCTGCACCGCCACCACCTCCTCCGGCGTCTGCACCATTAGCTAACCAACCATTACCGCCGTTATTACCTTGACTAGGGCTTGTTGAAGGTGTGTTACCTAAACCACCTGTTGCGCCTGAATTTCTTTGTGCGCCACCGCCACCAGAACCACCATTACCACCAGGACTTCCGTATTCAGTGCTACTATTTGCAGAAGAACCATAACCTCCACCTGCTGAGGTAATAGATGAAAACACAGAAGGGTTTCCGTTGTTTCCACCAGCAGAATATGTAGATGTAGAACCTGCGCCACCTGCACCCACTGTTACAGTTATTGCGGAACCTGAAGAAACAGCAAAATCAACAGCAGTTCTATAACCACCGGCACCTCCGCCACCTCCGCCACCGCCTCCCTTACCGCCGCCGCCGCCGCCAGCAACTACTAGATATTCAACAGTAGGTGTAATTGACGGGCCATCACTACCAAGTATATTCCATCCACCTGTTATTGTTACGCCTGAAAAAGTTATTGCCATTTTATACCTTAAAACGTTATCGACCCACTACTAGTCCATTTATACACTCTATATCCACCTGATACAGTTATTGTTGGGCTACCGGTTGTACTTACGGCGGGGTCAAATGTATCTGCATAACGAATAATTACAATACCGGAGCCACCTCCGCCCCCATCTACTGTACTACCACCTCCGCCACCACCGCCGCCGGTATTTGGTGTACCTGCAACGGCTGATGCTCCTTGATAAGTGCCGCCGGCGCCACCGCCACCATTTCCGCCTGAGGATACGACCCCGTCTTTACCACCGCCGCCACCACCTGCATAGTATGTTGATGTTCCTGAAATACTTGATGCTAAACCTACGGCGCCAGGGGATGCAACTTGTGAACCCGCTGTAGTGCCGGCGGCTCCGGCGCCGCCACCGGATGATCCATAAGTAGTACCACCGCTACCACCACCATTATTACCTTGTCCTGCTGTACCTGTACCACCTGAATAACCTGCATAAGAAGATCCGCCACCACTTCCGCCGTTATTACCATTACTACTAGCACTTCTGGATGCTCCCCCGCCTCCACCGACTGAAGTTATTGTCCCGAAAACAGAATTAGAACCATTGCCGGAATTAACCGAAATACTTCCAGATGATGTTCCACCTGCACCCACTGTTACAGTAATAGGCGAACCAGAAGTAACTGAAAGACCGGTAGCTGTTCTATAACCACCTGCGCCACCGCCACCGCCATAGTAGCCGTAGCCGCCGGCGCCGCCACCTGCAACTACTAGATATTCTACCGCCGAGGTTTTAGAAGTAGGCCAATTACCAGATTGCGTAGCTTGCATCTGTTGACTTGTATTAAAAAATCCAGATGCTGAGATAGCATTAGTAACAACTTGGGTAGCAGATATTACACCACCATAATATCTTTTAACCATTTTAGCTTATATCCTCATAACTGCAAGTAACACATAATGTATTAGCTGTACCAGCTGTGGCTCCTAAACTACTGTTTTCTTCTAAGTAATATTGACTTGTTTTGTCAATTACGTTTAATGTACTATTACCAGGAACATTTACATTACCAACTAATTGAAATAGTGTTCCACCAACGTTGGCAGCATTATAATAACCTATTGTTACGTTTGCGGTTGAGCTACCATAGTTTGCTACGTTTAATACATTTACTTTTAAGCATTTACCACTACCACTAGCATTGTTTAATACTGTGGTTGCACTCGTACTTGTTAGGTTTGCACCCGTTGTTTTACCATTGATTGTTGTTGCACTGATTATGTTTGGTGCTGCCATGTTATCCTCCGAATATTAATGAATAGCCTACTGCGGCCGCTGCTGATGCTCCACCACCTCCACCTGCAGTTAGATTGATTGTTGTTACTTCTATATAACTACCATTTGCAGGAGCACTACTGAATGTTATATTAGCGTTAGCTAATGTGTAATCTGTTCGTAATACTGTTGCACCGTTATAGTTAACACTAGTTTGATTTATGCTTGTTGGTGTCGTACTTAAAGTAAATATTGTTTGTACACCATTACCAGTAAAGTTATCTACTGTTACGTTTGCTCCGGCCGGCGGTGCTGTCCAACTTAAGTTTCCTGAACCGTCAGTACTTAATACATATGTGTTTGAGCCACCAGTAATCTTAACGTTACCTACTGCTCCTAAATTAGTTTGTCCAGTAACGTTTAATGTACCTGCTACATTTACTCCGGTACCGGTAACAGTTACAATATTAGCATTACCTACAGCACTCATTGTAATGTTGCCATTAGCGGTTGCAATACTTATGTTGCTGTTGCCGTTACTTATACTATTTGACGAACCACCTGCTACATTAGACCAAGTTAATGTACCTGATCCATCTGTTTGTAGATATTGACCATTAGAACCACCTGTAATTTTTACATTGCTAACTGGGCCCAATGAAACATTGCTAGCACCTATTAAGTTAGCAGTACCTGTACTTGTTATACCAGTAAGTGTACCAACACTTGTAATGTTAGGTTGAGCCGCAGTATAAACAGTACCTGACACTAGTGCATTAGCTACTTGACCCGAGACATTGCCGCCTGCTACACTGTTAGCAGTTGTAGCATATGTAGCTAAGTTGGCTGTTCCATATAAGTTACCAATAAAGAAATTAGCTGTTACTGCATTACCTAAGTTAGCATTACCTGCAGTGATAGTACCACTTGCAGTAAATGTATTAGCTGATATAACATTACCACCTGTAATATTACCACCTGTGCCTGCGCCAGCAGTGATATTACCCGCAGTTAGATTACCAGTAGTATTTAATGTACCTGCTACATTAACACCTGTTCCAGTAATGACCATTGTGGTATTACCAACCGCAGTAAAATTAATATTACCATTACTAGTTGGAATATTTACATTACTATTTCCATTACTAATACTACTTCCACCACCACCTGACTGTGCTACCCAAGAGAGATTACCTGAACCGTCAGTACTTAATACATATGCATTACTACCGCCAGTGATACGTACATTACCTACTGCACCAAGTGTTGTATTACTTGTATTAGCAAAGTTTACTATTCCATTACTTGTTAGTCCAGTTAATGTTCCAACTGATGTAATATTTGGTTGTGCCGCAGTTGTTACTGTGCCTGCAGTTGTAGCTGAATTAGCTGTACCATAGAAGTTACCAATGAAGTAATTAGCAGTTACACTATTGCCTAAATTTGCATTAGCGGCTGTTATGTTACCGGACGCAGTAAATGTATTAGCCGATATGACATTACCACCTGTAATATTTCCACCACTACCAGATCCAGCAATGATATTACCCGCAGTTAGATTACCGGTTACATTTGCAGTACCTGTAATGTTTGCACCAGTACCTGTGATTACTAATATATTTGCATTACCCGCTACACTAGTTATTACATTACCATTTGCTAGTACTACTACATTGCTATTTCCACTTACAATTGTATTACCTGCGCTTACTGTAATACCAGTTAGTAAACTGCCGTTACCACTAAAGAAATTAGCTGTAACCAAATTACCTAAATTAGCATTACCGGATGTGATATTACCCGTAACAGCTAAACTTGTTAATGTACCAACTGACGTAATGTTTGGTTGAGCATTTGTATATACTGTGCCGGCTACTAATGCGTTAGCTACCTGTCCAGAAACATTACCACCTGCTACTGCATTTGCAGTTGTTGCATATGTAGCTAAGTTAGCTGTTCCGTAGAAATTACCAATGAAGTAGTTAGCGGTTACTGCATTGCCAAGATTAGCATTGCTAGCTGTAATATTACCACTAGCAATAAAAGTATTTGCCGAGATAACATTAGCATTACCAATATTACCACCTGAGCCAGTAGTATTAATATTGCCGGCTGTAATATTGCCACTAGCGATGAATGTGTTTGCGCTGATAACATTGACGTTACTGACGTTACCACCAGAACCAGCTGTAATTAAATTACCAACAGTTGCATTTCCGGTTACATTCAATGTACCGGCAACATTAACACCTGTACCGGTAATTACCATATTTGTATTACCAACAGCAGTAAAATTGATATTGCCGTTTGCAGATGGTATATTTACATTACTATTTCCATTACTTATGTTACTTGCGGCACCTGAACTAACAGTAGACCAAGTTAATGTACCAGAGCCATCTGTTTGTAGATATTGACCATTAGAACCACCTGTGATTTTTACATTACCAACCGGGCCCAAAGATACATTACTGGCACCTATTAAGTTAGCAGTACCTGTACTTGTTATACCTGTTAGTGTACCAACACTTGTTATATTTGGTTGAGCCGCAGTATAAACTGTACCTGACACTAATGCGTTAGCTACTTGACCAGAAACGTTGCCAGCTGGTAAACTTGTTAAGTTAGCTCCACTACCTATAAAAAAGTTAGCAGTAACACTGTTGCCTAAGTTAGCGTTACCGGCAGTAATATTACCACTAGCAATAAATGTGTTTGCACTAATAACATTAGCATTACCAATGTTACCACCACTACCAGTAGTATTAATATTACCGGCGGTGATATTGCCACTAGCAATAAAGGTATTGGCTGAAATGACATTAACATTGCTGACATTACCACCTGATCCAGATGTAACAATATTACCAACTGTAGCATTTCCAGTGACATTTAATGTACCAGATATGTTAGCTCCGGTTCCAGTAACTACTAGAATATTAGCATTGCCTACAGCACTGATATTAATATTGCCGTTTGCAGATGGTATATTTACATTACTATTTCCGTTACTGATGTTACTTGACGATCCACTTGCTACATTTGCCCAACTTAATACACCTGAGCCATTTGTTTGTAGATATTGACCATTTGTTCCACCAGTAATTGTTACATTACCTACAGGACCTAAGTTAGATGTACCAGATACAGTTACACTAGTTAATGTACCGACTGATGTAATATTAGGTTGCGCTGCCGTATAGACAGTACCTGCTACTAATGCATTGGCTACTTGACCAGATACATTAGCACCTGCTACCGCATTAGCTGTTGTAGCATATGTAGCTAAGTTAGCTGTTCCATAGAGATTACCAATGAAGTAATTAGCAGTTACCGCATTACCCAAATTAGCGTTACCCGCAGTGATATTACCACTAGCAATAAATGTATTAGCTGAGATAACATTAGCATTGCCAATATTACCACCTGAGCCAGTAGTATTAATATTGCCGGCGGTGATATTACCACTAGCAATGAATGTGTTTGCACTAATAACATTGACGTTAGATATATTACCACCGCTACCAGATGTAACGATATTACCAACAGTAGCATTTCCTGTAACGTTTAATGTGCCTGCGACATTAACACCTGTACCAGTTACAATCACAATGTTTGCATTACCGGCTACACTAGTTGTTACATTACCGTTTGCGGCTACTAATACATTACTATTTCCGTTTGTAATTGTATTACCTGCGCTTACTGTAATACCAGTTAATAGACTACCATTACCAGTAAAGAAATTAGCTGTAACTAAGTTTCCTAAGTTAGCATTACCTGAACTTATATTACCAGTAACTGCTAAACTAGTTAGTGTTCCAACACTTGTTATATTGGGTTGTGCCGCCGTATATACTGTACCTGAGATTAATGCATTGCCCACTTGTCCTGTAACATTAGCACCTGCAATTGAACTTAATCCAGATCCGTTACCCGTGAATACCCCTGTATTAGCAGTTATATTGGCAGCTGTTATGTCTCCATTCACCGCTAAACCAGTTAATGTACCAACACTTGTAACTTGTGTTTGACTTGCGTTAACGCTAAAAGTACTACCAGTTAATGTTAATCCTGTACCTGCTTGGTATGTACCAGCTCCACTAAATTGAGTGAACTCAATGTTATTACCAGGAGTACCAATGGCAGTTACTGTACTTGTTTGTACCCATCCGGTGTTGTCATACAATGTACCACTGGTTACGAATATAAAATCACCTGCTTCTACTTCTGGTACACTGTTATAGTCTGTTGCACGTGTAATAACAGTAGCGTTACTCCAAGTATAGATACCATTTAATACTGCATTTGCTTCATTTTTAACTAAGATGCGAGTACCTGATGTTTGTACATTTACACCATCAATTAAGTTGAATGTCCCAGTAGTAGTTAGATTTGCACCTACCCCACTAGAGCCGTTATTGTATGTTATTGTACCAGTAGTAACGTTAGCTAATGTATCTGGTGTTGCGGCGGCGGCTGCATCGTGTACGTTTAGTCCTTGAGCAACATCATCAACATATTGTTTTGTTGCGGCATCTGTGCTTGCAACAGGTGTTGCTAAATTTGTAATATTAAAGCTGTTTAAATTAACATTAGCACCAAATGAACCTGATCCTGATACTGTTATACCTGTTAGTGTACCAACACTAGTTATATTTGGTTGTGCCGCAGTTGTTAACGAACCCGTTACCGCAGTAAATACTCCAGTAGTTGCACCAATGTTACCTGCATTAGCGTTACCGGTAACATTTAGTGTACCGGCGGTTATATTACCGCTAGCAGTAAATGTATTAGCTGAAACAACATTTACATTGCTGATGTTACCACCACTACCCGTAGTTGATAAATTAGCTACCGTAGTGTTACCAATTACATTTAATGTACCGGCTACGTTAACCCCTGTACCAGTTACAACTAAAATATTTGCATTACCTGCAACACTAGTAGTTACATTTCCGTTAGCAGATACAAGTACGTTGCTATTTCCATTTACAATTGAATTACCAGCACTTACTGTAATACCTGTTAATAAACTACCATTACCACTAAAGAAATTTGCAGTAACTAAATTGCCTAGATTAGCATTACCTGCATTTACGTTACCGGAAATATTAGCTGTTGTTGCAAAAACTGTGCTATTTGCAATGACGTTACTAGCAACGATGTTACCAGTATCACTGATAGAGGCTTTGTCACCACCAGTAGTGAAGAAATTAATGTATCCTGCAGGACCAGCAGACATATAGACGCCTGTGCCACCGTTTACAATAATAGGTGCGTTAACGTTCCCACTAGTTGTTAAGTTACCCCCAGTAACGTTACCAGTTACTGTCAATGAAGTTAATGTACCAACACTAGTAATATTTGGCTGTGCGTTAGTTGTTAGTGTACCTGTAAAGTAATTAGCAGTAACTAGATTACCTAGATTAGCATTACCTGCAGTTAAGTTACCGGATATGTTTGCTGTACCGGATATATTTGCACCGGTACCTGTAATCACCATTATAGTGTTACCTGTAGCAGTAAGATTAATATTACCATTACTACTTGGAATGTTTACATTGCTGTTGCCGTTGCTAATACTACTAGTAGAACCGGTAGTTACAGTAGACCAAGTTAATACACCGGATCCATCTGTTTGCAGATATTGACCATTAGCACCGCCACCAATATAGATATTACCAACAGCACCTAAATTACTTGAAGTTGTTATAGTAAGGTTGGCAACAGACAGATTGGCAGAAACGTTCATACCGTTAACTGTGTAGTTACCAGATGTATCTATTCCTGATGGTTTAATTACTGTCAATGCCATTATATCTTATCCTTATTATGTATTTAGTTGTTATTAATAGATCGGGAATGCAGTTGTTGGTGGGGTAAAGTTTGCAGTATATCGTGCATAACCTTTTGTTATTCTGAAATCATCCATATAACCATAGAAAGGTCCCCAAGAGCCTCCCGTAAAAGCATATCCAATATCAAGTTTTGAAGCTGTCAAATTAGTTGAATCCGTGCCTGAAGATTTTGAAATCCCGTCATAATAAAAGTTTACTGCAGTTCCATTGCGTACTATTGCAATGTGATGCCATCCGTTTATTTCTACTGCTTGTCCTGCATTGGCACCGCCGGCCGAACCGCAAGTAAATGCATAATTACCATTATATTGAATCAATGATACCCCATCAGCCGGTGACCAGCCCTCACCAAAAGAAAATATATACCTACTAGCAGTATCTAACGGGTATATCCAAAATTCAATAGTAAGATTCCCGGTACCAAATGGCTGTATAATAGGTGTCTGAATCTGGTCATTAGTGCCATCAAAACTCATACTACTTCCGCCAAATTTACTTACTGCGGTACTTAATTTTGCACCATCTATGGTTTCCATTGTAGTCATCATTGCGGCATCGTAGACACCAGCACTTGTTCCATTAATTAACCAACTTGTATTTTGTATTGCTGTTAATGGTTGTGATGGTGGTACAAAGTTGCTTGTATATAAGGCAGTACCAGCAATCATACGAGTATCAGTTATGTATCCATTTACACCATCTGAACGAGCACCTCCCCCACCAAACAATATTCCCTGTGTAAATGGTTTTAATCCAGATTGAATTGCAGAACCATATGTAGTTGAACCAATTTGAACACCATTAATGAAAAGCCTAATAGTATTTCCACTACGTGTTGCGGCAAAATGATACCATTGACTCGCAGTAAAAGTGTATGCTGTTTCAATTGCCCATATTGTAGTTACAGTAGATGATTCGGCGAATCGCACAGTGGTGTTACTCGAAACTCGCAATTCAACATAGGGCGTGTTACCACCTGTGTTATTACCTAATCCAAAAATCCAGTTACTAGAACCAAAAGAATTAAAGTATACCCAAGCTTCCATTGTCCAATTGGTTGTTGTTCCAGCTATAGGTGATGCTATGTTACTATAAATTATGCCAGTATTATCTGAATTAGTAGAACCACCAATTGTACTTACTGTATAACCCTGTGTAGTTGCACTAGTAAAACCGAATGGGTTTTGTATTGTTGGCTGACTATTACCAGCTGTAGTAATAGGGAAATTATTTGTACTGTTATCTATAAATGTTGGTGATTGACATGTCAATAAACTTGTACCAGATATTGCCGTCAATGGACTTGTGGGGGGTGTAAAGATAGTTGTACCTGTTGTAGTACTAGCAGTAACATAACCTGCAACTACAGATCCTCTAACAACACGCATATTAGACAGATAACCTATAGGGCCGCCGCCTTCACTAAATACACGCCAGGCTGTACTTGATGCAAAATTTGTACCACCTAAAGCAGAATATGCTCGAAGTACACCATTAACAAACAATCTCATTGCAGATCCACTACGAGTAACACACAAGTGTAACCATTGATTTGTTAAAGCTGATATATTATATGATACGATTATTGCTCCGCCGTTACTAGCAACACCAAAAGTACCACTGTCTGAATAAATTTGAAAGCCACTTGCCGTATTAGCTTCAAATATTCTAGGATATTGACCTCCTAAATTAGTAAAATACCACCAACTTTCCCAAGTAAAATCTTGTGTACCTTCTGGTCCAGCCGCACCTGTAATATTTAACACATCTCCCGTACCATCAAAATAACCACTATAACTTGTTGGGGTCAATGATGATGGATTGAATGGACTAAATCGTTGTACACTTGTATCACCAACTTTTGTAATAGTGTAGTTGTTTATACTGTCATCAATAAAACGACTGTCAGCACAGGTTAATAAACTGGTGTTTGTTATCGGTGTTAGTGGAGTTGTAGATGGAGTGAACGCTGAGGTATATACTGCGGTACCCTTAACAATCCTAGCATTGCTAATGTACCCTGTCCAATCTTGAATAACAGATCCGTTGTATGTTAGTGAACCAATTTGTACTTTTGCAAAAGTTTGTATGGTTCCACTATATGCAACTGAGCCCTGTAACACCCCATCTAAGTACAAATAAATGTTATTACCATTTCTAACTGTAGCAATATGATGCCACACGTTTGATGTTAGTAATGTTGTTCCTGCAACAGACCACGGCACTGACGATTGTGTCCCTTCTTCTGCAAACACATATCCTGTACCAGTTTTTGTTCCGAATTGAAGATATGGGTAACCGGAGTTATTACAGAAAGTTAAAAAGTTTCTATACCCACTTGTTAGACTAGAGCCGGTATACATTACCCATGCTTCTACAGTCCAACTTCCACTACCCAAATCTAGTGGGCCACTGGCTGTAATTGGAGTAGTCAAGTAATCACCGGTACCATCAAAGTAGTTACTCCAGTTACCACCGTATGGTGAGAATGTACCTTGAGTAGCTTTACCGACATAAGTGACAGGAAAATTGTTTGTACTATTATCTAAGAATACATTATTGTTTACTGATTGATTGTTTTGTAATGTTAATAAACTTGTACCACTAATCGCTGTTAATGGTGCTGTGGGCGGGGTGAAGTTAGCTGTATAAACTGCGGTACCTACTACTAATCTAGCATCAGAGATGTATCCATTAGCGTAAAAACCATTATAATCAGTATAATATCTACCCATAACTGCTACAGTATTAACTGCGGTGTTATTAACTGATCCTATAGATCCTACACTAACACCATTCTTATATAAAGTAAGAGTGTTACCACTTCGTACACCCGCCACATGAATCCAAACATTGGTTGTCAATGCGACACTATCATATATGTCAAAGGCTGCGCCATCAGTTCCTAATCTAAATTGCAATGTTCCCTGAAATGTTCCTATAAACATTCCAGAAGTAGAAGAGCCTTGTGTACTAACAAAACCTGCTGATAAACTACTTGCGGTAACATAAACCCATGCTTCTATTGTAAAATTTCCACTAGCAGTTAACGCGGCACTACTAGGAGTATTCAAATAATCCCCAGTACCATCAAAGTATCCACTACCATATGTACTATAACTACTATTTGGTACAAAGGGGTCAAAAGAACTAATTGATGTATTACCCGCAACTGCCAATGTAAGGTTGTTTGTGCTGTTGTCAATAAACCTATTAGATTGGCAAGTAAGAAGTGATGTTCCAGATACTGCTGTCAATGGCGTGGTGCTTGGAGTAAAACTAGATGTGTAAAGAGCCGTACCTTTTACCAATCGCAAATTGCTGATGTTTCCATTAAAGTAAAAAGTGTCTGTGCGATTTGCACCAACAGCAACTGGATAACTTGTGCTTGTTGCACCCCATGAAGTTGAGTAAGAAGCTGTAGCGACCTGAGCTCCATTGACGAACATATATAGAGTGTCATTGTCTCTAACACACGCAATGTGATACCAAGCTCCAATAGCCCAAGTTTGTGATGTACTAAGAATTGTAGTACCAGATCCAGTTGCTTGCCATAATAAAGTAGAGCTAGTAACAATAAATCTGAAAGGCTGACACTCATTGATGCTTAATAAAGTATGGTTTCCAGAAAGAGTACTTGCAGAAAACCAACATTCAAAAGTTAATGTTTTTGTTGATGAGAAATCAAATGCTGATGCGCCGGCCGATGTAGAAAGATAATCCCCGCTGCCATCAAAGTAATTACTATAATATCCAGGCGTATACGGATTAAAATTATTTGGCTTTGTATCACCATTAATTGTTACCGCAAAATTATTTGTACTAGCATCATCTACAAATGTTGTACTTGCTCCCGGTATCAATAATGTATTGTACTCAAAGAATATATCATTCGATACACCTATAACCCAATTGATAGTTATAGATGATAACTCACTTGTTGTATTAGCAGTAGCTGTTAATAACGAACTACTATTTGCTTCTACCGTTGGTGTTCCTGATATGTTTGCACCAGTTAAACTCAATCCAGTTGGTAACGCATTAGCAGTATATGTAATCCCTGAGCCAACAGCACTAGTTGCGCTTAGTGTTACATTGGATATAGCACTATTAGTTGTACTAGTATAAGTTGTTCCATTGGCTGGACTAGCCCATGTTACTACATCAGGATTAATAGTTAAACTAAAACTACGATTTGTATCTTGTAATTCAGCATCTGTTGCTCTAACAGTAAATGTATATGTAGTTGGGCTAGATAATAATTGACTTGTACCAGTAATTGTTCCATTACTGTTAAAAGTTGCTCCAGGTGGTATTGAACCACTAAACAAACTATATGTTATTGGAACGTCACCGGTAGCAGTAACTGATTGATTAAAACTTGCTGTTTCGTATACATTTCCTAAACTACCGGCAGCAGTTGTCCAATTTGGTGTACCACTATATTGTATACCCGGGATAGCAATTGCTGTTCCACCATCAGTGTTTATCACATACAATACATAACTACCTGTAGCATTAGCAGGACTTGTAAATGTAATAGTTGTAGAACTTACAACTGATACTACACCCACTGCACTGCCGTTAATCAATACACTTGCACCGGCAAGAAATCCACTGCCTGTTAGTGTAATAGTTTGTCCACCTGCAGGATCGGCTGCGGTGTCATCACCTGGATAAGTAATAGTAGATACTTTTGGAGTGACAATTGTTGCTCCGGTAACTGTAGTATTACCTAAGACTAAATCATTTTGTATGTATACATCATCAAACTGATTAGTTGCATTACCTAAACTTGTGTTTGCCGGGGGGTTAAAGATATTTTGATTTTTTACCTGATAATAATCTGCCATTTTCTATACCTTAAACGTTTGTTAATATCCAACCTTGGGCAGCATTATAATACACTAATGTAAATGCTGAACGGTTTGTTGTTACTGTCATATCTGATGCTGTTCCTTGAATGTTGCCACCATTTCTTCCAACTGTAATTGCGTGTACATTTGCATTACCAGTACCATCAATGATACCAACTTCAGTACCCAATGAAGGACTACTTGGAAGTGTAATTGTTATGTTAGAAGTATCTGTGTTAACTATATATTTTGTGTTTGCTGTTGCAGATGTATTTGCGGTAACATCTACATAAGTGTATCCGCCGCTTCCACCACCGCCGCTTCCTAAATTAAATGTCATTACCTCAATAGATGCGCCATTAGCCGGTGCACTACTTAATGTGACATTTGCTCCAGAAACAGTATATGCTGAATGTAATTGACTTACGCCGTCAACGTTAATAATTGTATAATTTTCTGATGTTGGTGCGTTTGTTAAAGTAAAGACTGTTTGAACACCATTGCCGGCAAAGGTGTCAAGTACTATATTAGATCCGGCTGTTGATGCTAATATCCAACTTAAATTGCCAGAACCGTCAGTGCTTAATATATATCCGTTTGCACCGCCCGCAATATGCAGATTGCCCACAGCACCTAAAGTTACATTTGCACCACTTAGGGATACATTACCTGTTATGTTTGCTGTACCGGATATATTTGCGCCAGTACCGGTAATAGTCATTACATTGGCATTACCAACTGCACTAAATGTGATATTTCCGTTTGCTGTAGCAATATTTACATTACTATTACCATTACTGATATTGCTTGTTGAGCCTCCTCCGGACTGTGCAGTCCAAGATAAGTTACCCAATCCATCAGTGCTCAGTACATATGTGTTAGAGCCACCGGTAATCTTTATATTACCAACTGCACCTAAATTCGCTGAATTTGTGACACTAATATTTCCAAGGAAGTAATTTGCCTGTACGTTTGCATTGGCCGAGTGCAATGATATATTGCCGGTCGTGAGGCCGTTCTTTACGTTAAAATATTTAAATGACACAGTTCCATATTCCCTGTTTACGAATTATACTATATTTATCCCCCGATTAAAGGGGATAATTTTCATTAAGTGTTAATGTAAGTACTTACCATATTTACTTTTAAGTTAGCACTAGTTCCAGATGCATACAATGATACATTTCCAGATACTCCATTAATATTACTTGATAGTTCAATGATATCAGAAGTAACATTACTACAAATACTACCATAAATTGTTATATAAGCTGTAGTACCATCATGTATCAATAATGTTTCAACAGATTGGTATCCATCATCACCTGACGCACTGATAATATACTTTGCTGTTCTAAATGTGCTTGGGGAGAACTGATCTACAACTGTGTTTGAAGTTACTGATACATTACTACGATTACTTGTTAAACCACCGTTGTACGCAACATAATTAGCTGTTACATTACCACTTACAGCTAAACTTGTCAATGTACCAACACTAGTAATATTTGGCTGTGCCGCTGTTGTTACCGTACCTGCTTTACCTGCAGTTTCTACGTTTAAGTTAGCAACTTGTGTAGTAGATGTTACAGTAAACGGTGCAGTACCTGTCGTTACGTTAGAAGTTAATGTAGTGGTAGTAATATTACCTGACGCAAACAAGAATTCTGTACCCAAATTACCTGTATTTGCATTACCGGTAGCATTTAATGTACCTGCTATATTTGCACCAGTCGAGGTAACTACTAATGTAGTATTTCCACCCGATACAGTATTAACATTGCCATTTGCAGTTGGAATACTTACATTACTTGTACCATTAGCTATCGAAGATGTATCGACATTGGCCCAAGATAATGTTCCAGATCCATTTGTTTGTAGATATTGTCCATTAGAACCGCCTGTGATATGTACATTAGCTACTGGACCTAATGCAACATTACTTGCAGATGTAAAATCAATAGTACTATTAGCAGTTAATCCAGCAAGTGTACCAACACTAGTAATATTTGGCTGACTTGCAGTTGTTAATGTGCCGGTTAAAGTTGTAGCAGAAATGTTATTAGCACCAGAAATATTTCCACCAGATGCTAATGTTATATTGGCTGAGTGTAAGTTACCTGATATGTTTGCATAGCCTGCAATATTTGCGCCAGTTCCAGTAATAACCAATGTGGTATTACCTGTAGCAGTAAGATTAATATTACCATTACTACTTGGAATATCAACATTACTATTGCCATTGCTGATCCCTGTACCAGATGGTACAGCTGCCCAAGATAATGTTCCTGAACCATTTGTTTGTAAATAGTATCCATTAGTACCGCCGGTAATAGTAACATTACCTACTGGTCCTAAATTACTTGTACCAGTAACTGCTAACGTTCCTACATTAGCTGAGCCAGCAGTACTTATATTACCACCAGATATATTACCAGTTACACTTAAGCTTGTTAGTGTTCCAACTGAAGTAATATTGGGTTGTGCATTAGTTGTTAAATTACCAGTTAAGGTGTTAGCAGAAATATTGTTTGCTCCGGAAATATTACCACCTGAACCACCTGTCGTTATATTCCCTGCAGTTAGATTTCCAGTAACTGATAAATTACCTAATGTACCAACACTAGTTAATGATGAATTAACAATAGTACCGGCTAATGTAGTACCGGTTAAATTAGCGGCATTGGCTGTTATAGCTGTATTACTTGCGGCTGTTAATTGACCTTGACCATTAACTGTAAATGTTGCTACTGCATCACCTCCACCATATGAACCGGCAGTTACTGCAGTGTTACTAATACTAAATTGTGTTCCATTTAACGTTAAACCAGTACCAGCAGTATACGCACCAGCACCTGAGAACTGTACCCAATATACCGGACTTGTTCCAACTGTAGTGACTGGATCTGTCATTACCCAACCAGTGTTGTCGTACAATGTACCTGCAGTAACGAATGTGAAATCACCTCCTGCCATTTCAGTCGGAGTATTAAAGTCTGCTGAACGTGTTAATACTGTACTGCTTGTAACATCATATATACCGTTATCTGCTGTAGATACCTCATTCTTAACTAGAACACGCATACCAACTGACAATGTAACACCGTCAATAGTTGTGTATGTTCCTGTTGTTGTCAATGTTGCACCAACACCGCTTGTACCGTTATTATATGTAACAGTACCGCCTGAGATACTTGCTAATGTAGTTTGTGTTGCCGCATTACAACTATCGTGTGTATGTAATCCTTGAGCAACATCATCAACGTATTGCTTAGTTGCCGCATCAGCTGGGTTAACTGGAGTAGCAAGACTTACAATGTTGAAACTGTTTAGAGTAACATTGCCACCAAAACTACCTGTTCCGGTTGCAATTAAGTTTGTTGTACCTAAGTTACCAACGTTAGCATTACCGGTTGCATTTAATGCGACGGTAGTTAAATTACCAACGTTAGCGTTGCCACTTACAATTAATGATGATAGTGTACCTACACTGGTAATATTTGGTTGAGCGTTAGTTGTTACTGTATCTGCAGTTGTTGCAGATCCAGCAGTTGTTGCAAAGGTTGCATTAGCAACAGTACCAGTAACATTTGCACCTGCGATATTTGATAATCCACCGCCATTACCTGTAAATAGTCCGGTGTTAGCAGTAAATGCGGATGCGGTAACTGTTCCACTAACATCTAAGTTTGATAATGTGCCAACACTAGTAATATTTGGTTGAGCATTAGTTGTTACTGTACCGGCTGTAGTTGCTGTATTAGCTGTTCCGTAGAAGTTACCAATAAAGTAATTAGCAGATGCCGCATTACCTAAATTAGCGTTGTCAGTAGATAAATTGCCTGTAACTGTTAATACGTTTGATGTTTTATTGAATGTGAAAGCATTACCGCCACCAATATTACCACCATCATTAAACAATACACTAGTGTTAGAACCACCAACGCTAACGTTACCACTAAAGTTACCACTAAAGTTACCACTAAAGTTAGTAGCAGTTAATGTGCCAGTAGCATTAATATTACCATTAATCATTACTATGTTAGATGTAGCATTACCTACTGTTAAACTAGTTAAATTACCAACGCTAGTAATATTTGGTTGACTTGAACTTGTAGCGTCAAATACACCATGGAAGAAATTAGCTGTTGCTAAATTACCTAAATTAGCATTACCCGATGATATATTACCAGTAACTGATAAATCTGTTAGTGTGCCAACTGAAGTAATATTAGGTTGTGCATTTGTATACACTGTTCCGGCAACTAAAGCATTGCCTACTTGGCCAGAGACATTTGCACCTGCTATATTACTTAAATTATTACCTGAACCAATAAAGAAATTAGCGGTAAGAGCGTTACCTAAATTAGCATTATTTGCCGTAATATTGCCGGTTATTCCATCTAGTAATATATTACCAGTTGTAATACCTTGTTTTACATTAAAATATTTTGTAGTCATTTTTAATCCTTTTAATCTGCTACGTAAACGCCCAATAAATTCACCGTTGTGTTAGCTGTACCAGTTGTGGCTAGCAACCTAACATTTCCGGAAACTATATCTGTAGATAATACTATAATGTCTAGACCTATAGTAGACAAGCTACCATATATAGTCACATAACTATTAGCATTATCATGAATCAATAATACTTCAACAGCCTGATATCCATCATCGCTATTGACTCTCATTGTGTATTTAGCTGACCTGTACTTATTAACCGAAAAGCTGTCAACTACTGTGCTTGTTGTAACATTTATTGGGGTTCTGTTACTATAAACATCACTTACTTTTAAGTTGGTGATAGTCGCTGTGGACTGCACTACCAAATTACCTGTTGTGCTAATATTATTAGCAATTAAATTACCACGGGCGGTTACATTTCCAGCAATACTTCCTAATGTAATATTGGCTAATAATCCAATGTTAATATTATCTATCGCACTAGTAAAAATACCAGCACTATTGCCTACGACAGTAATTACCCCGGTATCTAATGTTATTGTACCTGCAGTAGAAGTTATATTTCCAGTAATATTAGCATTTCCACTAGCAATTACATCTCCAAGTATGTTAACATTAGTTTTATTAATTGTTGTAACTATATTGCTATTACCCGAGCCACCTACTACAAATTTAATTGACGTATTGTTTTTGACCGTTCCCATTACTAGGTTACCACCAACATTGCCACGAACATACAAATATCCGTCATCTGCTGACAATGCGTTACCTAATGAGTTTAACTGGGCGCCATCCCAGGTACTACCCGCAATGCCCATATTAATATAGTTTGTGGTGCTATTCCCGTTATCTGCTGTTAATACTATATCGGTGCTAGCGGATGACCCAGTATTAATATTTTGAAAATTGACTTGGGCCGCGCTATTTAAGTTACCGGTATATTGTGCTATCGTGTTTGGTACTGCAGTAAATCCAGTGACACCTACTTGAAGTGCATTTTTACCATTAGTAGTATTACCATAAAACACACCACTAACTGCAGTTGCATTATAAGTTGAAAAAGTATTAGTTGTTATATCAAATGTAAGATTTGCGGATGCACCGAATGCATTAGCATTGTTAAATTGAATTTGAGTGTTAGTGCCAGCTGGTGATCCACCTAAATCCCAAGCAGTGCCGTTTGCATATAATAAATGATCAGTTAATATATTTCCTGCAGAGACATTACCTGTTAATGATAATGCAGAAGATGTTCCAGGGTACGCAGTAGTTTGATCAGTATTGTCCGGAAATACAATATTCCCGGTACTATCAAAAATCCAAATACTATTACCATTATCAGAAACTATATCAACATCTATATAAGAGCTAATCTTTGATGTAAAGACGTTGCCAGAGGTATCTATCACCTCGGTAAGTTGATCACCTACCGAGAATCCGTTTATAGAATTAAACCACTTTATTGCCATATAATATGTAAAGTACCCTTAAATTGTTCTAACCTGTGTAGTCCAAACTGTAGCATTTGTACTTGCTGGCGTTGCTTGTAGGTTAACATAATAATTGCTACCCGAGTTGCTCATATTAACAGCTAAAGTTCCTGTGCTTGCACCAATACGGACAGTTCCGTAAGTAACATAATCAACATTTGATCCGTCTGTAACTGCTAACACTGTTGCTACACTATATTTTGCGTTAGATACAGTATCATGTCCTTTAACTAAGAACTCAAAACCAGTAGCAGTTGATCCAGTTACTTCAAATGATGCAATAGTTTGATTAGCAGTAATCGCAGTAGTAGTAACCGTATTTGCAGTAACAGTTGTATTACCAATATCTACGGTATTAGCTTCAAATACTGCCGCTGTTAATGTACCGGTAGTTGAAAGATTACCAACTGAAACATTACCTGTTATATTTGCTGTACCGGTTACATCAAGTTGAGTACCACTAAATGTTAAGTTAGCACTTTGTTGTAAGTTGCCATTAGTATCAGTGTATATAATACTGTTAGATTGTGTTAAGGTAGTAACAGTTGCAGTATTTGTCGTTAATTTACCACTGAAGTTAGCAACATTACCATTAATCTCTTGAGATACATTTACGTAATTAGCTGTAGCTAAATTACCTAAATTAGCATTTAATGATGTTAAATTACCACTGAAGTTAGCAACATTGCCATTAATCTCTTGGGATACGTTTACGTAATTAGCTGTAGCTAAATTACCGAAATTAGCATTTAATGATGTTAAATTACCACTGAAGTTAGCAACATTGCCATTAAGTTGTTGTGATACATTTACGTAATTAGCTGTAGCCAAGTTACCTAAATTAGCATTTAATGTTGTTAAATTGCCACTGAAGTTAGCAACATTACCATTAATCTCTTGGGATACATTTACATAATTAGCCGTAGCCAGGTTACCTAAATTAGCATTTAATGATGTTAAATTACCACTGAAGTTAGCAACATTGCCATTAAGTTGTTGTGATACATTTACGTAATTAGCCGTAGCCAAGTTACCTAAATTAACTGCACCGGCTCCAGGGAATAGTGTATTACCGTTATTAGCAAATGTCCAAGTGTCAGAAATTGAACCACCTGTACCAACTTGTACTGTTACGTTACCACCACGATTTTGGAATATGTCTGTTTGACTTGTACCTAATGTGATACCTGAACCAGCAAATGTTCCACCTTGAATTTGTGAAGCACCACCTAATGTTATGGCACCACTTGGGGCAAATTGTGTTGCATTGCCAGCTGAGTAGATTGCTACGATACCAGAACCAACTCCCATACTAATTGATGTATTAGCCGTAGTATTGTAAATATCTGGAAGTTGAACATTGCCACTAAAGTTTGCTGTATTACCTGATAGTGCTAAGTTAACTGTTAAGTTATTTGTTATTAAATTACCACTTATATTTGCAGTAGAAGCAACTAAATTACCAGAGAACGTATTTGCAGAAACTACATTAGCACCAGTGATGTTACCACCAGAACCAGTTGTACTGATATTACCAAAAGTACCGTTGCCAGTAGCAACAACTTCACCACTAGTATTAATATTACCACCAGTTATATTACCGGTTGCAATGATTAGACCTCCGGTACCTAAATTACCAACGTTAGCATTACCAGTTACACCTAGTGTTAGGTTAGCTGTTAATGTGTTTGCAGTTAAAGTACCTGTTAGTGATAGTGAATTACCGGTTGCAGCACCAATGTTTGGTGTTGTAAGATTTGCGCTATCTTTAACAACGACATTTCCACCTACAATAGCAGTTGTGTTATTGTCAGTATTAACACTGAATACAGAACCAGTTAATGTTAAACCTGCACCAGCAGTATATGTACCAGCACCAGAGAACTGTACCCAATCAACCGGCGATGTACCAACAGTAGTTACTACATCAATCATTACCCAACCGGTGTTATCGTATAGTGTACCTGCAGTAACGAATGTAAAGTCACCACCTGCCATTTCAGCCGGAGTATTAAAGTCTGCTGAACGAGTCAATACTGTACTACTTGTACGGTCATATATACCGTTATGTGCAGTATTAGCTTCGTTCTTAACAAGAATACGCATTCCATTTGACAATGTAACACCGTCAATAGTTGTGTATGTTCCTGTTGTTGTCAATGTTGCACCAACACCATCAGTACCATTATTATATGTAACAGTACCACCTGAAATTGTTGCTAGTGTTGTAGTTGTGGCTGCATTACAGCTATCGTGCGTATGTAAGCCTTGTGCAACGTCATCAACATATTGTTTTGTTGCCGCATCAGTAGATGCAGTTGGGGTTGCCAAACTTGTAATACGTTTACTTGATACATCAACTGTACCATTTCCAGTTGGTGTTAATACAACTGAGTTATCACCTGTAGCCGCTGATAATACTAAGTTAGCAAAGTTAGAAGTTAATGAAGTGGAAATCAATGCTGAGGTTGTAATATTACCTGTAACATTTATCAAGCCACCTGCAAATATATTACCAGAAACTCCAACTCCACCATTAGCAACTAACGCACCTGTACTAGTAGACGTTGTGGCTATTGTTGTATTACTGATTGTTACTAAGGTAAAGTTATTAGCACGATTAAGGAATGTAAATGCATCTGCTTCACTGGCTATACTATTTGATGCAGCCGATAATAAGATTTTTGCACTATTACCTGTTGCTCCTGCAAATAGACTTAGTTGACCAGAAGTATTATTATATCCCCCTCTGATTTCTAATGTACTGTTACTTAAATTTACTATTTCATTTTGATATAGACTACCTAATGCTATATTACCTGTTAGATTTAATGTAGAGAATGCATTGATAGCACCAGTAACTGATAATAAGTTACCAACGTTCAATGTGTTTGCAATATTAGCAATATTAGAACCGGATACAAAAGTAAATCCATTACTTGAGTTAGCATTCCCGCCATCATTAATAACTACACCGGTAGTTGGTCCAGGAATAGTAATATTACCAGAAATGTTACCAGTTATGTTACCATTAATGTTTGCACCGTTGATGTTGCCGGTTGCATTAATGTTACCTGTTATATCAATACCACTTATTGAAACTACTACAACGTTAGCTACTGCAACGTTACCATTAGCAGTATTAGCAATGTTAAAAGTTACATTACCGTTTGAATATGTTTGTACAGTTGTATTACCATTAGTTAGCTTATCAGCAGAAGTTGCCACAACACCTGTTATGTTTGCACCATTACCACTAATATAGTTAGCACTGATGTTGCCAGTAATATTAGCATTACCGGTTATCGACATATTATTAGCACTAATATTGCTATTAGATTCTATGTTTGTAGTAAACTTTACTATACCAGTACCGTTTGGTGTCAACGTGATGTTTGCATTAGCGGTACTACCTATTGTGCTATCATTAAATGTTAGATTACCAATGCTAGTGCCACTAGGCAAATTTGTTACACCAGTTAATCCTATATAACGATAACCTACGATGTATAGTACCTTACCTGCCGTTAACGCTGCCGGTATAGTTTCACCAATGAAGTTTAGTACACCAGACTGATAGTTATAATAATATTGACCATTACCACCTGAACCAGCGGCAAAGATTTGCGTACCAGTTGCTGTTGGGTTAGCTACTCCGGGATTATCAATCCAAACTTGAGCAGTATATGTTGCACCAAATTCAGAAGGTATCCAATAAGTTAAACTAGTTAACCAAGTTGGGTATATACCACCGATCGGTACAGTAGTTGTATCTGCTGTACATTGTATTGCGCTTGCACCTGTATAAGCTTGAACAATACCTGCAGTTGCGGCTGCGACACCTGGTATTTGATTAGCTTGTGTCCATAACGTGTCTCCACGTAATAGTAACGGACTAGGTATTGATTCATTACTAGGACTCTTATTAGTACTAGTATCGGTTTTAGTTACCCCGAACGCTTGTTTATATAATAAGTCAACGATTTGTGCTTGTGATACGGCCATGATTAGTTACTCGCAGTTTGTAATGATAATGCAGTCACCGATTGACCGCTTGTTAATGCTATACGGATATAAATTTCGTTATCTGGTGTACTTGAACTACTTACAGTACCAAATGTTGCAGTAACAGATTTATTAGTTTGTGCCGAATTTAATGGTGCAACACCACCTAACGATGCTCCATTGCTTCCATTTCCACCTGTTCCTGCACCTGGTTGACCTGCACCTGCATACGCTATGCTCATATCTAACCAACCATTTAATGTAGAAGAAGTATCAATAGCACTACCCGGTAATGCTACCCATAAACCAGCAATTGTGCCTGACCATTTAATATCAAATTTAGATACAGATGTACGTACAATCTTAATTGTAAAATACTGTGTTCCAGTACGTCCTGAACTTAAGTCAGGGCCAACTGGTAAATAACCAGTACTATAGTTTGTTTGATCATGTTTTAATGTGTTTGCAACAACAGTTGAATCATATGTTTGTAATGTACCTGACTGGCTATTGAAGGCTGCTTCACTGCCAGTGTATGCAGGAGTATTTCCTGATCCTGGGTTGACAATCCTAAATGCCAATCCTGATCCACTACCAATAGTTGAACCAACAAAAACGTTTGCTTCTTCGATAACAGAAGCAGAACTAGTTGTACCTGTTTTATACAATACATTTGCCGCCAACGTTGAAGTAAATGCTTGTGTATTAGAGTTATAACTATTATTAGATGCTAGTGAAGGACCTGTACTGCTTGCGCCAAAACCTGATATAATAGTTGATGTAGTTGATATAGAAGCATTACCTGAACTTACATATAAATTCTGTGCTAACGGTGTTGTAACACCGGCTGCCGCATATGTAACACTTGCAGGAGCAGCAAATGCACCACCTGCAGTACCTGTAACAAAACTATCACTTGTTGGGTACATATTACCGCTTAACTTATTAACATTAGCAGTCAATGTAAACTGATTGGTGTTATTGTAATGCGGTACTGTACTTGAATAAGTATAACTTGGTGAGACAGGAGCAGATATAGTTAATGAGCTAAATGCTGGTGTACCCGGTGCACTTGAATCATAGAACCAACTAGTAGTATTTGTATTAGTTGTGGCACTATCAGCAATATAAACTTCGTTCCAACCTTCTGTTACAGTACCTGCAACTCTAGATGAGAATACTGACCAAAAGCCAGCGGCAATATTTGCGTTTGCAACATTGTAGTCATAATTATTAAAAATTACTAAATTACTGTATGTACCGTTTCCATCAAGCGCAGTTGTTAATGTTCTGCTCCCTGCATTGCTACCATTTAAGAATGCAGTAATAGTACCAGTATCTCCTGGACCTGCTATAGTAATATTACCAGTTGTGTATGAACTTGCTCTACGTGCAGATGTGACAGTTGTACCACCTGCTACTGATTTATTAGCACCAGGTGTGTTGTCAGTTTGAACATAATTTGCCATACGGTATGTTGACAAGGTTTGAACACTAATTGACTGACTTGCAGGGAAATTAGGGGGAGCAGGAGGAACTAGTTTTCCTAATACTGTGTTTAGTTGAGCAATTGCGTTAGATACCGATGAATCAGTTGTTAATGTTACTGCATTACTAATCAAGTTACCTTGTGTTGGTGAACCCATTGCAATAGCAGTTGCACCACCGGACGTATTTGCAATTACAACTACACCGGTACCGTTTGGATCTAATACTAAATTAGAGTTACTTTCTGTAGTAATGTTACCATCTGCTACAGTTAATATATTTTGTATTACTGTTCCTGTATCAGAAACATTCATTATATTTGCAACACCATTTGCGGCAAATATGATAGGACCATTAGCAGTTGGAATAGTTACATTACTTGTACCATTAGCAAGTTCACTTGATGATGCGGCTGAAACTCCAGTTAACTGACTACCATTACCAATAAAGTAAGAAGCACTAACATTACCGGTTACATTTGCATAGCCCGTAATATTTGCACCAAGTTGAGTAACTACCAAAGTAGTATTGCCGTTAGCTACAAGATTAACATTACCATTTGCTGTTGGGATACTTACATTAGAAGTACCATTAGCTACACCTGAAGAATCAATTGATGCCCAAGTTAAATTACCAGAACCATTTGTTTGTAAATAGTACCCGTTAGAACCACCGGTAATTGTAACATTACCAACGTTACCTAAATTACTAGTACCAGTAACTATTAAATTACCTACATTTGCTACATTTGAAATGTTTGCACTACCGGTAACAGTTAATAATTGAGTACCGTCATTGAACGCAAAGTTTGCACTAGCACCAAAATTATTGTTACCATCATTAAACTGAATCTGAGTATTAGCACCGGCTGCTTCTTGTAAATCCCAAGGTTGACCATTTGCATATAATAAATTATTTGTTCTTAGGTTACCAACATTTGCTGTATCAGTTACAAACACATTGCTTGCTACATTTACAAAGTTTGCTGTAGCTAGATTACCTAAATTAGCATTATTAAACTGAGAGTTACCAATAACAGTTAATAGTTGAGTACTATCATTGTATGTTATATTAGCAGAATTAGTTAATACACCACCAGTACCGGCAAATGTTACATATGTATTTGTTAATGCATTAGATTGTAAGTTGGCAGCAATAACATTACCACTAAAATTAGCAGTATTACCTGATAGTTCTAAGTTAACTGTAACATTTGGAGCAATAACGTTGCCACTGAAATTTGCTGTGTTTCCTGATAGTGCTAAGTTAACTGTCACATTCGGAGCTATTACATTACCACTAAAATTAGCAGTATTACCCGATAATTCTAAATTAACTGTTACATTCGGAGCTATTACATTACCACTAAAGTTTGCCGCATTACCGGTTAAAGTTAAACCAATATTTGCATTGCCGGTTACTTCTAATGAAGATAGATATGTTATATTAGATAGTGATAGACCGCCCGCATTCGCTGAAATAGATTGATCACCAATAATAATTGTACTACCACTTAAATACAAATCTTTCCAACGGTTGGTCGTGTTACCCAAATTATATGTTACATTTGCACTAGGTATTAGATTTCCAGTTACATTACCGGAAATTTGTAAATTACCAATATTTGCTAACCCTAATGTGTTTAAGTTAGCACCATCAATATTACCATCTGCATTAATATTAAAATTGGCTTCAATGTTCGCATTAACATTTAATATATTGGCTAAGTTTGTAATACCATCAACATTTAAACTAGTTAAGTTACCAACTGAAGTTATGTTTGATTGTGCATTAGTTGTTAATGTACCAGTAAAGAAGTTAGCAATTGCTAGATTACCCAAATTAGCATTATTGGCTAAGACATTACCAACAATAGTCAATAAACTTGTTGCAGGGTCAAACGTAAAGTTTGAACTGGCTGCAAAGTTATTACCTTCATTATACTGAATCTGATTATTAGCACCGGCAGCTTCTTGTAAATCCCAAGGTTGACCATTTGCATATAATAAATTATTTGTTCGTAAATTACCAACGTTAGCGGTATCTGTAACGAAAAGATTAGCTGATAAATTAGCATTACTTGTGGTAATGTCACCGTTCGCTAAAATAACGTTTGCGGCATTTTCTCCTACTGAGAATCCACCAACTGAGTTAAATGCTTTAATTGCCATAATGTTGTCCTTGTCTTTATGTATTTATGTTAAATTTGTATATAGTTAGTTTGCATATTGTACAATCATCATATTATATTTTATAGGATTACTGTAATCCGGAGTCACTACTAACTGAACTGAATCTGGGCTTCCCGCCTGATATATTACTGAAAAACTACCCACACCACCATTGATGTATAGTCCTGAATATTCGTTAAATACTACCTCTGTACCCAAAATAGCGGCTGCTATTTTTGCTGTTTGTCTGGTGTTACTTGTCTCATCGGTTGATATTATAGTGAAATCAATTGCTGATAAATTAGCTAAAGAAGTTGACCATAATACTTGATTTGGATCTGCTGTTGCAGTGGTAGCAAAATATACTGATGAGTGATAAAACTCATATATTCCAATACCCATTTGAAAAGTATTTGCTATTAAATTTTCATTAATTGTTACATTATTACTGCTGATGTTTCCTGCAACATCCATACCAGCATTACTAATTACTAATACATTATCTGTACCGTTAACTCCGGCAGTAATATTACCATTAAATGTAGCAATGCTTACATTACTATTACCATTACTAATTGCTGATCCGGTACCAGGAGGTGACCATTGAATTATACCATTGCCATCAGTGGTTAGTAAATAACCAGATCCGCCACCAGTAATAGTGATATTGGAGATTGGTCCTAAATTACTTAACCCGTTTACATTAATACTTGGTACTGTAAGTAAATTAGTTACATCATCAAATGTTAAATTTCCACTACCGTTAAACGTCCCGTTTCCGTTGAATTGTATACTATTATTAGGACCATAGGGATTTCCGCCCGCATTAAAAGGCATTCCATTGGCATAATAATAATTGGCGGCATATACGTTTGCGGCTGTAACATTGCCAGAGGTAACTAATACATTGGTAATTACATTGCCATTGGCATCAATTACTGGTACAGGCGGTATACCTACTGAGTACCCACCCAACGAATTAAATGCTTCTGCTGCCATGTAATATCCTGATAATTATATTATATTTATCTTTTTTTGCTTCTGTATGCTTACAAAAAAAACACCCTGGAGATCTTTTTTCTAAATATGATATGCTTACTCAACAAAAACCTAGACCACTATGCGAAAACTGTAATGTAACATTAGCAAAAGCCAATGGCACAAGTAAACACGGTTTTATGAAATGGCACAAGTATTGTGTTGACTGCAGTAAAGCCGCATATAACTCAAAACACGGCTATCTATTACATAAAAAGAATAAATGCGAGAAATGTAGCTTTATACCAGAAGATAAATGTCAACTTGATATTGTATATAAAGATGGTAATAAAAAGAATAAAGAAAAAAGTAATTTAAAAACACTATGTGCCAACTGTAATAGACTGTATCAAAAAAAATTAAAAGAAAAACGTAAGAGTATATTAGATATAACAGTTGATACAGACTATACATTATAGCCAACAAAAAAGCACTACGAATAGTGCTTGATTGTAACTTCCCATCCCGTTGAGATATTGTATTTATGCTTTTTCTTTACAATTGTCACCGTGCCATCTTGTATAGTTACTTGGTCCTACCTTCTTATCACAGTGTTCACATATCTTTTGTAAGTCAAGTCTGCTATTTGGATTATTAAGTGAAAATTCCTTCTTCATTCTTTCAGCAACTTTATCCCCAAAGCCTTTTGGTTTAGGTACACCCTTTTGTTTATCTGACCGTATTTGTTTTTGTTCTTCACTCATAGGTCCTTTTGGCTTACCAATGGCTTTTAGCGACATTAGTTTTTTAGTTTCTTCACTTCTCTTTTGCCCCGTAACTTTAGCAATACGTTTTAGTTGACCTTCTGCTTGTTTAATGGGATCAACATTTCTAGTTCTGGCTGCTTTTCTTAAATTTTCTCTATGATCGTCTGTTATCTCTACTCCACCTTTATTCCAAGGTACAAGATTTTTAGATTTCATTAGTTTAGAATGATACTCTGCGTGTTCTATTCTATATTTTTCATACACACGTGCAGTAAAAACAGTATGGTATCTTTCATGGTGTTTGTTTTCTGCTCTCATTCCCATAAGCGCATATACCATCTTATGATAGTATTCTCCTTCAGTCATTTTTACTAATAACCAATGACAGAGAAAATGTTCTCTGCAAGACAAATAAACTAGATTACTTTTGTCATTATTACCTCCCAATGATTGAGGGATAATATGATGGCGTTCTCTGCCTCGGGCTTTTTTCCAGCCTCGGGTAACTGCTTTCTCAATAGTTGAGAAGTATACTTTGGAATAAAATTTATTTGTGAACATAATACTATTTATACATAATATCACTTTTCAGTGATTTTAGATACAAAAAAGGGCACCTAAGTGCCCAATTTTGATTTTGAATTACATTCAATTTATCACTGAAAAGTGAAATTTTATTGGAATGTAAGGTTCTGAACTGCTATCTCGCCAACGTAGTCTGCGGCATTGCCGAAACTCGATGCAGTGTTAGTTAATTCGATGTAACCATAACGTGTCATAAATGATACGACTGGTTCGAATGTTGATGGATCTAGAACAACTCCACTGCTCATCAATGGAATGTATGGGCAATAGAATGCGGCTGCATCAGTCTCTGAAGAACCTTTATAGCCAACCAATACTGGTGTAGTATCAGGAGCATAAGAGTCAACGAACACACGCATAGCGCCGTTCAATGTACCAACGAACTTAGTGTTAGTTGGAGCTTCGAAAGTACCTTCTGTTGTACGAGCAAAAGCTGAAGTAGTTGCAGATTGCAATACTGTCAATGCCGCGCTAGAAACAACAGCCCAGTTACCTGCGCCACGACGTGTACGTTGGGCGATCAAGTTAGCAACACGGTTGATTAGAACAGCCAAGGCAGCGTGTTCGTCACCAACGTAAGTAGCTGTACCAGATACAGTAGCTTGGTTGTATGTATACTCTGTAGATGCTAGAGTACGTAATGACAAGAGAATTTCTTGATCAATCTCAGCAGTAATTTCTTGTGCTAGAGCGGCCATAATTTCTGCTTCAACGTCAATACCATGTTGTGATTGAGCGTCTTGAGCCGCTTCAAATGTCCAACGTGCTTGCAATTTACGTGATTTAGCTTCAACAGCTTGACGTAGAATTTGAACGCTGATTTGCTTACCACCGTTGCCTTCTAGGGCAGCAGTATCGTTAGCAGTATAGCTTGATGTAGTATCAGTACCATATGGAGTACGTGAATATGCTTGAGCAATCAAGAATGGACTTAATGCTTCTTGACCAGCTGTAACGCTAGTTTGAGCCGCACTATTATCTGTTAGTGATTGAGCATAACGAACACGTAGTGTATGGATCTGACCAACTGGGCCAGTCATTGGCTGAACGCCAACCAATTCGTTAGCGATAACGGTTGGCATAACACGACGGATAACTGGAAGAATCACACGATTTAGTGTAGCGATATTACCAGCTGTTGTTGTACCGGCTGAAGATTCAGCTAGTAACTGTTTTTTGGTGTTTTCTAAAATAACACCCATTGTTGAACGGCGAGTTCCTTTTAAGCCTTCTAACAGAGCTTCTTTGGTCTCGTCCCAACGGCTTTCTAAGAGTACTTTTGACATTTTATATTTCTCCTAAATGATGTCTTTTTTTTAAAGCCCTGCCAGACGTTTGATATCTATAACGTTATCACGTTGTTCCATATCAACTTCTTGTTTGGCAGCTTTATCCCCAGTAACTTCAGTAATAGTTGACTCAGTTAAGTTAGACTTTACAGTCTTTTTAACAGCGCCAGTATTTAGAACTGCTGGTAGATACTTATCGAAAGCGGCTTGCAATTTTGGTGTTTGCACGCTTTCTAGTAAGTTCTGCATTACTGCAGCCTTTTCTTCGTTCAATGTAGCGAGTAAACCGCCCATTGTTTTTTCACGAATATTAGACTCTTTGATAATGCGAACTTCACGTTCTTTTGATTCAACTAACTTTTTACCGTTGTTGATTTGTTTGATGGATTCGGCTAGTTGTATTTCTTTTTCTTCTAGCTGTGCCATTAGCTTACGTGTTTCTGCTTTCTCACTTAAGTGAGTGACGCTGAATTCACTTGCAAAGCTTTCAAAAATACGACGACCAAAATTGTTCTCACGAGCAATTTTAATGTCTTCTTTCAATTGGCCTAATTCACCCTTGAGTTGGCTTGTGACAACCGTAGTCAATCTTTTTGCAGATTCAGCGACAAAACGTG